AACTCAGCCCAGACGTAGCCGTCGACGTGCAGCTCAGCGCCGACGAACCACATCATTCGCGCGCCGTTGAACATGACGGGCGCACCGACTGCGGGCGCGCTCGCGAGATATTCGCGCTCAGCTTCAGCCCACTCTTCGAGCTTTTTCTGCGACGGTTCAGCCCAGTGCTTCATTGTCTCAAGTTAATTGTCTCAGATTTGAGCGCCCTTTGTCGTGCTGTCTCGATGTTCTGGGTGTGTCCTCACACACAAACAACCCGGAGGGTTGTGTGAACATGAGACAGCGAACAAGGGCGTCTCAAGAATAAACGTGAGACAGTAGAAAACAAGCTGAGACAGTCGAGATTTGAGCACTGTCTCGCATTCTTTGAACGTGAAACGTGAGACAACTGCTGCTTGTGAAATGTAAGTCATTCGCTTGTCGCTTTTTGTTCTGTCTCAGGTTTCACTTTCAACCACAATCCGTCTTCGGTCTTCAACTGACCACGTTCTTCAAGCACTGTCTTCATTCTGTAGACGGTCGCTCGCGTGATTCCATGTTGATCGCGCATCTGCTGCAGCACATCTTTTGGCTCTTGCCCGTTGAACTCGCTGAGCACGTCGAGCAATTTGTCGGGCGATGCAGCTTTGGGACCGCGCCGCTTCAGTCGATCAGGCGACAGCTCATCTTGGCGCACGAAAAGCGGATAGTCCCATTTGACGACGAGCGGAAAAATCGGCGCCAGATTGCGCAGCGTCGCTTCGACAGTGAAGCAGTCCTGCTCTTCGTGCGCTGTCATCGTGAGCAGCGTGTCTGGGTCGCGCGCCCACGCACCGCTGCCGCTCACTCTGTCCATCGACTCTTTGTCAGCTTGATCGCCCTTCGAGAAATGCGAGCAGAACAACACAGCTGCGCCAGTCTCGACAGCGATCGTCTCGACTTCGTTCAGCAGCTGCGTGATCATCGCGCTGTCGTTCTCGCTGCCACGAAAAGCAGGCAGCGTCTTGTAGATCGGGTCGATGATGATCAGCTTGAAACGATACTGCTTGAGAAAGCCGAGCAGATCGCCGATCAACTGCGTCATCGGCTTCGCGTGCCCGCGCAGATGCCAAGCCATAAACATGCCGCGCTCCGGCTGAATGTTGCGCACTTCGCAGATTTTCTTCTGGCGCACACGAAAGAACTCTGGCTGCAGTTCGAGGTTGATGTAGCAGACGGCGCCGCGCTGGGTGTGAAATCCCCACCAATCAACGCCGCACGAGACTGCGATCGCCAAGTCCATGAGCGCCCACGTTTTTCGCCCTTTCGAATTACCGCCGAGCAGCATCTTGCTGCCTCTGTGTAAGAGATGATGAATGACCAGCTTTGGCAGCGGCGGGTCGTCAGTCGAGAAAAAGTCTGCTGTGTCTTGCAGCTGCGGAAATTGCCCGTTCGTCGCGGCGCCGATGTGAACGATGCGATTCGTCACTCGCTGCACGATGCCCGAAAATTCATCAGCGTCGGCGCCATAAGCTGAGCGCACAAGTCGCGTCGCATCAGCGATGATCTCGCGACGCGCAAATTTTTCGCGCACAATCGCGACATAGTAGTCGACAGCAGCTGCAGTCGGCACAAAGTTCGTCAGCTTGTCGATGTAGCTGTGCAGCTCGGTGACGTAAGCGGCGCCGCCGACAGCTGCGAGAATATCTTTGCGACGCATGAACTCAGTGAAGCTGATCAGATCGATCGGTCGATTCGCGCGCCACAGCGACACCATCATCTCGTAGATCGTCTTGTGCGCGGGAACGTAGAAAAAGTTCTCGTTGATCTTTGATGCGACTTCAGCGATCACGGTGCGCTCGCCGCGCTGACAGTCGCGCATGATCGAGCTGATGACGCCCTGCTCTGCTTCGACTGAGTGTGGCGCACTCTCGCGCTGCACGTCGACCGTTTGCTGCTGTTGATCGCGCTTCCCGCGCTTGCGCGGTTTTGCCCCTGACCACGCCGGCGGCTGAGGCTGTGACGAGGCTATCGGCTGTTGATCTTGAACATCTTGCGGGTCTTGCGCTGGGACCGTATCACCAATTTCTGCAGCGCTGCCGGTGTCAGCTTGTTTTTTCTGTTCGAACTTCGCTTTCGAAGCAGCGAGTCGAGCTTTGAAATCGTCGAACGAAATGGGCATCGACAGCTCGCGCCTATGACGCACCCTTCGACTCTGCAGCCGAGCGGTTCAGCCCGAGCAGATGCTGAGAGCAAGTGCCCGCGCCCGACCGCAGAGTGGAAGATTGCGCGTCGCTGAACATTGAACAAACATGATCAGCTCGCGGCTCGCAGCCGTGCAAGAAATTTTTCTACTTTTCTTATTCGCAACTTGTTCACAGATCGAGCTGCAGCTGCGACGATCGTTTTCGATGAATGTGCGACGGCTTTTCTGTGCGCGATCGCGGCTTCGCGAGCGTGTGTTTTTTGATGTAGTCTTCGTCGACAAAGATCATCTCTGGCTCTGCGATCTTCTCTTCGACGCCGCCGGGTTGAATCCAGAGCCAGCGATCGAGCACTCTGCTGTAGGCGACGAACATGATCGAGCCACCGAAGCGGCCGCTAATCGTGATGCCTTCAGGCGGGTCGATCGTTCGCGTCTCGACCCACACTTTTTGGTTCGACTTCTGTGGTGACATTTTTCTGTGCCATCTCCCATGCCTTCATGCAGAGATTTGCGAGATCAGCTGCGCGCTCTGCGGTCAAGTTGTGATCAGCACTGTGAATCGCGTCGAGCAGTTTCTTCGAATGATGACGCAGCTCGACATATAGATCGTAGCGATCGGGCTGCCACGCGAGCCAATCGCCCTTGTGCGCGTTCGCTTCAAGCTCGCGCTGCATTCGATCGACGAAGTCGAGATTGACTTGCCACATGGGTTCAGAGTTTCTTGACATTCGTGACGACTTTGCGCGCGAGATGTCCGCCTGCGCAGTTTGAAAAACCCTTCTCTTTGCGATCGACGATGCAGTCTGGGTGCGTGCAATCATCGAGCGTCGTCTTCACAACTACGATCACGCGATCGATCAGCTCGGTGTTCTTGTTGAGCAGCTCGCGATTCACGATCACGACGCGCTGCTTGATCTTGAACAGCTCGTCGTTCGCGCTCTTCAGTCGCGCGATCTCGTCATTCGCTTTGATAAACTGCTCGCCATAGAGGCTGATCACGTAGTCGAGCAGCTCTTCTGGCGTGCGCGACTTGCTCTCTTTCGCTGCGCTGATCAGCAGTTCAAGTTGTTGCTGTTGTTTTTCACTCTCTTTGCTCATATTTTTGATCGATCGCTGTGAGTCCGGCGATCGCTTCGCTCATCGCCTGCTTGGCGTTGTCACGAAGCTCCGGCGGATGATTGTTTATCCATCGAGCGGCCATGTCCGAGATCGTCAACAGCTGCACGCCGGGATGACGCCCGAACAATTCGCCCCAAAATTTCTCAGCCATCGCGTCGCTCGTGCTCACTGCTTTCATTGCCTCGACTGAATCGGTGAATGCGAGTTCATCAGAGTGCCATGCGCGGAGCTTCGGTTTGTTCATGCGGCGTCTCTCAGTCCAAGTTTGTAGGTTTCAAGGCACGCGCGCCGGATGATCTCATCCCAGCGCGTCGTGTGAATTGCGAAATCTTTGCCCATCTCGTCTGCAATGCCCTGAGCGATCTCATCGCGGCAGCTCGCGATGATCGCTGTGAGTTCGCCTTCAGTCATGATGATGTGCCACCTGCTTTCAAGTCATCGATCTTTTGTTCGAGCACAGCGACGAGTCGCTCGGCTGATTCGACGTCAAGCGCGAGCCAGCTGATCTCTTTGCCGAACTCGATGCGCACGACGTTGTAGCCGGGGTCGGCAGCGACAGCGATGTCGAGCGAGCCATCATCATCAGCGCTGATCTTGCCGTGCGGATATTGTTCGCGCTCGTCGCTCATGTTTTCAGAAATTTGTAGTGCTCAGCGAGTTCGATGCCTTCGCGCGTGAGCCAGTTCCAGCCGTGATGACGTTGCACAAGTCCGCGTCGCACGAGTTCGTCGCGCGCATCTTTGCTCAGCAAATTGCCGTCCCATGTGACAGTGATCAGCTGATCGAGCTGCGCGAGCAATGTCTTCGGCTTCATCGTTTCACTTTGCGATGCTGCGCAGCGTTCGGGCACGTCGCGAAGTGCGACTTGTATCGCTGCGGATTGTCGAGCTGCACTGCGAATCGAACTGTCGCGATCGGCAGCATGAAATTGCCGCGCGGCGTCAGCAGAATGTTGCCGTCAGCGCATGGCTCTGGGTCGAGCGGGATGCGACGATTCTTTTCTGTGATCGCCCACATGATCGGGCGTTTGCACGATCTGCAGCGATCGCGGTGCGGGTTCGATGGGAAGTGCGATGTCATTTTTTTCGTTTAATGATTTTCGGTTCTCTTGGCTCACGGGCGATCACGCTCGCGAGCACTTTGTTGATTTTGTCTCTTGCTTGTTGCCACGTCATGCCTCTGTGCTTGTCGCGGAACTTTTCTTCGATCGTTCTGATCGAAAACTCGCAGACGTCCAAGATGTCTTCGCGCGTGGCCACGCCACTGAGCGCGAGCATTGCGATCGCGCGTCGCACATTCGTCACTGTGCGCACTTCAAATTCTTTGCCGAGAATGAAGCGATTGAAGCGCCCGTCTCTGATGCGAGTGCGCGCTTCGATGTGCGCGGGTTCGCTGACTTGTTTCGCGAGCGCGCACGCTTCGAGCACTTGCTCAAGCTGCTCGTCGCTGCATTGCTTGATGCGCTCTGCGACGAATGCTTCGCGCGCAGCTTTCGTCAGATCAAGCTCTGATTTGAAACTGGCTACTGGAAGCGCGACGGCTTGCCTGAACGCTTTGCAGTTGAGCTTCGCTTTGCAGTATCTGCATTGCTCTTCCCCTGCCCGGAGCGGCGCGCCTTTTCTTTCCGACGCGTCGATGATCGCGTAGATTTGCCCTCGCGCTTTTTCGATGTCTGCTTTCTCATAGCGCGCCAGTGTAATGCGCTCAGCTGGAGACCACAAGCGCGGTTGTAAGATCGCGACGAAGACTTCGTCGACGTCAAAACTGTCTGCGACGTTCAACGCATAGCCGCGCAGCTGCAGATTCAGATCAGCGCTTTCAACGATCGCCCAGCCCGTCTTGAGATCGACGACGAGCGCAGCTTTGCGCAGCGGCCAGACGTAGATGCGATCGGGCTTTCCCGGAAGTCGATGCTCGCGATCGTGCATGGCATGTTCTACGTGATACATTGGCTGCAAGTGACTGTCATCGTGCAATCTTTGATTCGGTCGCGCATGTGTCGGCGGCTCATGAATCACTTCGAACGCGAGACGATTCAGCACGTCGTCACAAAGTCGATCACTCAGTTCAAGCAGATCGCGGTCGGCGGGACTCAAGAACGATCGATCGAAGTCGGGATTCGCCCAGTAACCATGCAGCAGCTTGCCCTTTTGCGCGTCGCGCGATTGATCTTCGGGCTGTCGAGCTTCGAGCTGCGCGCTGCCCGGGCATAGAAAGCGCCGACGTAGATTCGACGGCGTTGTCGTCGGTCGCTTTACACTAATTGATTCCATCGGCCGTTGCTTCTCTGCCAGAACTCAAAGTCGAACCAATTTTTCCACTCAGCGCGGCAACCCTTGAAGCGAACGATCGCGTGCTTCCAGATGTGCTCGCCCTTCACTTCGATCAGCGTGATCGATCGATCGAGCTGCTTGACGCTGAAGTCAGATTTGAAGCGCATCCCATCACCCCACGGCAGCACGATGCCTTCGAAGCGATAGTCGAGAATCTGCTTGTTCATCTTTTTGATGCTCAGCATTCGATCGAACTCGCGCTCAGTCTGATTCATTGTGCGACCGCCTACGCGCAGCTTTTTCGGTTTCTTGATCTCGCGATCGACAGCTTGCTGCGCTGCCTGCCCGCGTCGCACAAAGTCTTCGAGCGGCGGGAAGCCGTGCTTGACTTGATGCTCGTTCGCCTGCTCGATTGTCAGCTGAATGCCCTTCCTTTTCACTTGTCGCCTTTTCTACTTGACGACTTTGCGATTGCATGTCAAGCTCGCGTTCGATGAAAAATAACAAAGTGAAAACACCACTGACGCGGACGGTGAAGATCAGTGATGACATTCATCACAAGATTCGAGTGCTCTCTGTGCAGAAGCGGATGCCGATGCAAGAGTTCATCGAAAATTTGCTGCTCTTCGGACTGCGAGAAAAAGCCTACGATCGCCCGGAAAAAGCTGCAGCATGACGCCACCATTCCCGCGCACAAGTTGTTCATGTGTCGAGTGCATTCGCTGCTGCAAACGGCAGCCGGGTCCGCTCGTCGAAGGGGACTTCGAGCGCATTCAAGCGCATCTTGGCGTCGACGACGCTGAAATGCGCAAGCTGTTCTGCGCAAGTCCCGGCGCTCTCGTCAAGCTCGCTGAAGGTTCGGTGCATCGCGTCGGCTCGATCGTGCCGCGCATGACGCGCGGTCGCTGTGTTTTTCTCGATGAGAACGATCGCTGCAAGATTCACGCTGTGGCGCCGTTCGGCTGCGCGTTCTTCGACACGCACATGAGCGCAGTCACAGCGCACCCGCGATCGATCTGGATGGTGCGACAGAATCTGACTGAGAAATTTCGCAAGCTGCGCGACTCGCTGCCGTATGCGATGACCTACAAGCCGGCGCGATACTAGAACACGACGCAAATTTTCTACTTGCGTCCTTTTTTCTGCCAGATATTTTGAAACTTTGACACGGCGTTCTCGTAGAACAGCCAAGCACTATGAAAACAAAAACACTAATAACTGACGAAAAAGGGAAACTGCAGCAGCTGCGCGAACATCTTGTCGACGAGATCGGCGAAGCGAATGCGCGACTCTTCTCCAGCATGGAGCAAGTGAGACGTCATCACTACCACCGACTCGGCGAGCTGTTCATTCAGCTGCGCATGACATTCAGCAAATCACGCGACGGCGACTCTGAATTTCAGAGTTTCTGTCAAGACAAATTCCCAGCGATCAAGCGCCCTACGCGCGACGAGTATGTCGCCTACCGTAAGCGACTCGGCGCAGTCACAGCTGCACAGATCGCTGATCTGCCACCGCTGAGAGGCGGCGGCTTGCGCAACACGAGTCACATCGGCACGCGACGCGAGCGCTACAAGAACATCATCGACGAAGAGATCAAAGAGCCGACGCGCTTCGAAGTCGAGCGCGAGAATGACGCAGAGATGATTCAAGAGCTGGCAGAGAAGATCATCAACGTCGGCTTTCGAACGCTCTCTGTGAAGATGCACCCCGACAAGAACGGCGGCACCGACGTCGGGATGCGTCGCTTGAACGCAGCGAAGAAACTGCTGCAGGACGCGCTCATTCATGCAGCTGCGAGGATGATCTGATATGGCCACGCATTGGATAAAGCCAAGACGGCTGGCGGCATTTCTGCGCGAATCTCTCGACAACGGTCAGTATCGTCTCACCTACAAAGAGATCGCGTCGAGCGTCTTTGGAGTGAAAGCGCCGACAATCGACGACATTGATGAGATCAGAGCGCGCTGGCACGCGGCAGAGAAGCGTCTACGCAAGCGCGGCATCTGTGCGATTCTCGTGACGCAGTTCTACTTCGACACCTACGATCGACACGAGCCGAAAGGCGCGCAGCAGATCGCGCTGTGCATCGCTCTCGCTGGGCGAGCTGCAGCTGGCATCAGATTGCTGTCGATGAAAGGGCAGCACAACGACCCGATGGCGCTGATGTATTTCAGATTGCGCAGTTCAAACTTGCACGGGCAAGAGTCGGCGATCTTAGATCGCATCACGATCGAGAGCATGAAGGGCAAACTCACAAAGCCCGTCGCGCGCACGCTTGCTGATACTCTCACAGAACCCGCGCTGCCAGCGCATGAGCGAGAGTTTGCAAAGCTCATGAGTGGCAGTAGAAAGTGACACAACTATGGCAAAACCCAAAAACCCGAATAAGATGAACCGCGAAGAACTCGCGGCTGAACTCGAACGAGCGGACAAGGCAGCAAAGAAAGCGCGCTCGCGCTTCAATCTGGTGCTGCGCTTGAAACGCAAAGCCGACTCAGAAAAGAAATGATCGGCGACGCAACAACTGCTCTTTTCAACGACACACTGATCAAGTGGGAAGCCGTCTTTGACGGTCGACCCGGCGTGCTCGTTGTCGTTTGCGATGGGCATTCTGTGATCGTCGATCGTGAAGACGTCCAGCTCGTGTTCGATCATGTCTGGTGGCGTGAGCGCAACACTGAGCTGGGCGTCTGCTACTTTCGCACGAAGAAAGGCGCGCTGCGCCCTGAGCTGCATCGCTTGATCGCGGGCATCAGCGACCCGAAGATTCGCGTCACATTTCGAAACGGCTGCTGTTTTGATTTGCGTCGGGCGAATTTAACACCTAGCATCTGGGAGAAAAAGAGAAAATGAACAAAGTCTGTCACTGCGAGAACGACTGCGACTGCATCACTGTGCAGCCCGGCGACGAGATGAACGACGTCAACAGTGAGAACTTCAAATCGAAAATGAATTTGCTCGACGATCGCGAGTTCGACAAAGCGATGAAAGCGATCAGAGCGAAGAAAGACAATGCGAAGCGAGACTGAGATCAGCAATGAAATCGTCGCGCTGAAGAACGCGCTCGCGAAGCAGACTCGCTGGAATGATCAGGCGCGCGAGACGATCAAGCAGACGATCGAAGTGCTGCAGAAACGCATGAGCGTCGAAGAGATCGAGCGCACCTACTACGTCGACGAGACGATGGAAGACTACGAAGAGAGCGACAACGATCTCTACAACGCGCTGATGCTCGTCGGCTACTGGCTGCGCGGCGACAAAGACTACAAAGCGCCAAGCAAAGCACTATGACACCAGAAACCTACAAAAATGAGGCGCTTGAATCGATCGAACAGCTGTTCGGCGACACAAGTGTGAGCAAAAAACAGACGCTCGAACTGCTCGAAGAAATCGAGAGCGATGTCCAGAGCAAGTGCGACGCGTTGAAGAGCGACATCAAACACGAAGAGGAGGCATGAGAGTGACAAAATCAACTGATCTGCCCGGCATGACCGGCCCCGGCGTCGAGCGCATTTCAATTCCGTCGGTCGACAAGCTCGTCGATCGCTACGTGAAAGCGCGCGACATACGCATGGAGCACACGAAGCGCGAAGTCGAAGCGAAGACTGCGCTGATCGATGAGCTGCGTGAAAACAAAGACAAAATCGGCACTGACAGAGACGGCACAATCGTCTACCGTCATGACGATCTGATCGTCACGCTGAAGCACGGCAAAGACGATCTCAAAGTGAAAACTGAGGCAGGAGAAGACAATGGCGAGTGAACAAAAGACCACAAGCAGCAGCTCAGAAAAGCATCTCGTTGAGTTCGTGCCCTTCGGCACGAAAGACAAGATTCAACTGTCGATCGAGATCGTGAAGCGACTCGTCGCAGTGAAGACGAAGACGGGCAAAAGCTGCAGCGACGAAGACGCGTTCAAGTTCATGCTGATGTGCCAAGCGCGAAAGCTGAACCCGTTCGAGGGCGATGCGTTTCTGATCGGCTACGACTCGCAGAGTGGCCCCACTTTCAGCTTGATCACAGCGCATCAAGCGTTCTTGAAACGAGCCGAGCTGCATCCAGAGTTTGACGGCATGGAAAGCGGCACGATCGTCACGCGCGAAGGCAAGCAGATCGATCTGATCGGCGACTGGCACATGCCGAACGACGCTGTCTTGGGCGGCTGGGCAACAGTCTTTTTCAAGAATCGATCGCACCCGATGACGAAGCGAGTGCGACTTGCGCGCTTCAACAAGAACTACGGCATCTGGCGCGACGACCCTGCAGGGATGATCGTGAAATGCGCTGAAGCTGACGCACTGCGATCGAGCTTTCCGACGATGCTCGGCGGCATGTATATCGCTGAAGAGATGGGCGGAGCACAGGGCGAGATCGCTCGACCAGTCTTTCAAGAAACTGACAACGGTGCGAAAGCTGACTCTGCTGCTGTTTCTAAAGCAGAACCTGTTCGCGCTGAAGTGGTGGAAGAAACAGCGCCGAAGAAAGAGACTGCAGCGACGCCAAAAAAAAAGGAGCCGCCGGCCGAGCTGAGACGAAAGAGCCCGACAGCCCGTTCGGCCCCTACTGAGCAGACACCGCCACCGCCGTCACCGCACAAGCGCTTCACTGACATGCTCGCGATGGGCAATTATACGCCCGAGCGCTTCGTGAAAGTCGCGATCGACGAGGGCTGGATTGAGCCGTGCAAGTTCGACGAGATTCCGGCTGAACGCATCGAGCAGTTCATGAAGTCTGACGTGTGGGAGTTCGTCATGGAAGCGCTCGAAGAGCACGCAGCAAAGACGTCAACTGCAGCGGGTCGCGGAGAGCTGTTGTAGAGTCGCTCTGGGACGCGCCCGGGAACGCTCTAGGATGCTCAGGAAACCGTTTTTCAGCTGGATTCGACTCATGACAGCTGCTAAGCTCTGACAGCATGGGCAAGACACTTGACGACGCTGACCATTCTCGCGACAAGCGAAAAGAGATTCTCCAGCTGTTCGGCGGTGAGCTGCCTGAATCGATTCTGCGCTACAACACAGCAGACAGATCGCGCGACCTGCTCGTCGAAGAACAGGGTCGCGCTTACACAGACACCGGCTACAGCAAAAACAGCAAAGACGAGTCGAAGAGCGTCGCTGAAGAACGCGCAAAGCGCGACAAGAACTTCGACTTGTTCATGCTGAGCGGTGCAGGCGCGCGCTGGGGCGGGTTGTCGCGCTTCCCGCAGAACGTCGGGCGCATCCTGCTGAAGCTCTACACGAAGCGCGGAATGACAGTCGTCGACCCTTTCGCTGGGCACAATTCGCGCATGGAGCTGTGCTGGCGTTTAGGTCGCAATTATATCGGCTGCGATCTGTCGAAGAAATTCATGAAGGCGAACTTCGAGCTGCGCGATCTACTGTTCGCTGAGAACAAAGAACAGATGCTCGACATCAACAAAGCGACGATCGAGCTGCATGAATGCGACTCGCAGCACATGCCAGTCAAGAACAACGCTGGCGACTTCACGATCACGTCGCCGCCCTACTGGTGCCTCGAAGACTACGGCGACGAGATGCAGCAGCTCGGCAAGAACGATTATCCGACTTTTTTGCAGAAACTCGGTCAAGTCATGCGCGAGAACTTTCGCTGTCTGCGCAGTGGCTCTTTCGCTGTCTGGTGCGTCAACGATTTTCGCTACGATGGGAAGTTCTACAATTACCACGGCGACACAATCAGACTAATGCGCGACGCTGGCTTCAAGCAGTGGGACATCGCGATCACTGATCTCGGCACATCAATGCGCGCTTCGTTCGCGACGCAAGTGCTCTCGCAGAAAATCTTGCCGAAGCGCCATGAATATGCGCTCATCTTCGTGAAGCCGTGAACTTCGCGATCAAGCAGGCGCCAGTCGTCGAAGAGCACCCAGTCAAAGGCGTGCGTGTGCTTGTGTATCGCGCAGACTTGTCAGTCGCTGATGAGTTCGTGCCGTTCGTGAAGTGCGCAGTGATGCCCGCGTTCTGTGACTGGGCGAAAGAGCACGTCGACGCGGTTGGCTACTACGCGATCAAAGAAAGCTACTGGGTCGCTGATCTCTTTCGCGAATGCACGAAGCGCGGAATCGACACGCTGATCACGCATCCGAAGATCAAAGAGCTGGCGCCGTGGGCTGAGCAGATGCACGGCGATCTCTATTTTTTGAACCCGAATCACTACGCGATCAACTTCGCGATCTCGCGCAAGCTGCTGCATGAGCGTCACGGCGATCGCGCGCTGATGCTTCCGATGGGAATCAATACGCCCACTTTCGTCAGACTGCAGACGCTGTTCTTCAAACAATTCCCGCTGCCGTATGCGCGAACGTATGTCGTGCCCGCAGGCAGCGGCACAGCTTCGTCATGTGTCGCTCTCGCGACTCCGACTGCTTGCACGATCTGCGCGATCGCCACGCGACCGAGAGCGAGCGTCGAGCGCGTCATTCAAGAGAACGCGCCGCTCGATTTTCGCGTGCGCGTCTTCGAGCATCATCACGAGAGCGACAACGCAACGTGGCCAGTCACGAAGTTCTGGGAGCGCATCGCATACTCGTGGCTCGAAGAACAGATCACTCAGCTGGCTCAGCCGATCTGCTTTGTGAATCTTGGCCGCTGACGTCTTCAGCAGCTTCGTAGATCGAGCGCCCTTCGACTGTCGGCCTGCGTGTCACAACTTCGTAACGTGTCGGAGTCGGAGCTGGCGCGCCACCGACAGCCGCGCCTCTCGGCGGCAGTGACGAGTTCAATAGATGAATGAAAGAGTTCTGATTGCCTTCGCCGTCGTAGATTTGATTCGGAGCTGGCGGCAATGGCAGCACTGAGACCGGCGGGCTGCAGCTCGGCAGCGGTTGCTGCCAGCGATTGAGCTGAATATAGCCCATTCCCTGCGCGAGCAGATCAATGCCGTTGCGCGCAAAGACTGACGGATAGGCAACGTTCATCAAAACAGTGCCGCCACCGCAAGCGATGCCATAGTCGTTCGATTCAAAGATGATCGAACCGCCGTCGAAGATCGCGCCGTTCGCGACGTTGATCGCATACTGATTGTGGATGAGATAGACGATCGTGTTGTCCATGTTGCCCGTGATCGAGCCGATTGCAAAGCCAGAGCCGCTCGGAGAGATCGCTTGCCCACAGCCGTTGATGTAGGTCTGATCGAACGCATACATCACGCCGACGCCGACAAGACCGAAGTCAGTCTGCGTGAAGACGCATTCACCGCCAAGACCCACTGTGCCAGAGCCACCAGTGACCGATCTGCGCGTTCTGAAGCCGCCCGGCTTCGCGATGCAGATCACTGCGCAATCAACGATGTTGCCATATTCGAGCGCGAGACAATAGAACCCGCCGTCGAAAGTCATGTCTTTGATCAAGCCGATACCGTTCGGGCAGTTGAGCAAAAACTCACCGCTTGCAGGCGCGCGAGATGGCGCTGTCGTCCAGACAACGACTGTGGGATGAAACGAGACGCGGCCGACGTTCGCGCCGCCGAGAATCGTGTATTGCGCTTGAGTATCGCCGCGCTCGACGCTGCAGTTGATCTTCGAGTTCGTCACGATCGAATTGATCTTGCAGCCGCCGCACCAGCCTGAGCCTGCGCTCGCGATGTAAATGCGTTGACCAACAGCAAGCCCGCTCGTGTTTGAGAGAAAGACATCTTTCGTCACGCCACCGCCAACAGCTTGAATCCCGCCTGCTGCGACGTTTCGATCATTGCGAGGTTCACCGAGCAGCTGAATCTGCTTGGAATCGGGATGCGAGAACAAGATCGCTGATGCGCCCGGAGCTGGCGGTGTGACATTGAACGTTCCCGCGTCGACGTGAATGCGCGCAGTCTTGTCAGACGGAATGCGAAAGCCGAGCAGATAGTTGTGCGCAGTCTGAATATCGGGAAAGCCGAGACCGCCCGGCGGCTTCGAGTGATGATTCACCGGCACATAGAGATCGACATCGTTCACGATCGTCTTGACTGAGATGATCACGCGGTCTGGATAACTCGTCTCGTCGAGACCGATGCCGGGACCTGCGACGGCGCGCTTGATGTAGAAAACATTGCCGACGCGCTTGTCATACCAGCCGGGGCCGACCGTCGCGTCAGCTGGCTCGTTCTGGATGTCGACTGTGCTCGCGTCGCCGATGATCACTTCAACGTCGGTCGCGCGATCGATCTCGATCAGAATGTCGAACGCGTGCTGATTCAAGCCGCCCGGAGTGACTGTGTCAGCTGGGTCTGAGTAGACGTTCGATGCACAGTAAAGCTGCGAAGCTCCAACGACGCGCGGTGTTGGTGACGGGTCTGGCGGCACGGGGCCGCCGACTTTCGCTTTCGTGTCAGCTCCAGTCGTAACGCCGCCGAGCGTGCCCGTGTGCGCCATGATGCCGAGTTCTTTCAACTGAAAGGGTGAGCCGGTCAGCTCCCATTCGTTGAGCACGCCGCTGATGAGCATCTTGCCGCTGCCCTGATCTTGCTTGCGCGTGATCGTGACGTCAGCTTTGTAGCCGATCAGTGCTGTGAGCGGATAGATGTCGCTGTCGCCTGTCGCGCTGCCGTTGCCGACGACGATCTTCTCGATCGTGAGAAGCACGCCTGCGTTCGCTTGCCCGAGCATGTCGATGCCCGCGTTGGTGAAGACTTGTTGTGAAAGACTCATGGTGTTCTGATTGGTGGTGCGTTCGATCTGCGATTGATGAAAATCTGCGCAACGCCAGCGACGAACGCTTGCATGTAGCTGTGCTTTGGATGCACGACAGCTTCGAGCCAGCGGCTCACGGGTTTATAGCGATCGATCAACGTCAGCACTTGCGCTTCCTCTTCTGGGTCTGTGATCACGCCCTCATTGATCATCACGCGGAAACGGTAGCGATCGTGCCAAGCGTTGTTGCGCGTGTAGATCGAGTTCGTGCCGCTGCCTTGATTTTGGATGTCGACTGGCGCACCGCCCGGTTCGTCTGAGATTTGAAACGTCGTCGCTGTTGCGTTCACGATGTAGTAAATCTGTCCGGCAACGATGGGCGTCGGCAGCGCGCCAGCTGCATTCGTGAACGCGACTTCAGTGCCGTTCACTGCGCCCGAATAGGTAAACGTGTTCGAGCCGGGATTGATCGCAGCTGCAGTGAACGTGCCAGCAAGCGCTGGGTCGCCGTAGTTCGGCGGGAATGGGTTTTTGTATTCGAACCACTCTTGCAGATACGCGCTGCCCGGCCAGTAAGTGTTGATCACCTCTTCGACGAGCGCCACTGTGCCCTTCGTGATGTGCCAGACGATCGACATCTGCACGAGCTTTTTTCGAAATTCGATGTCGCGCGTCTTGTCGTAGAAATCGACGTGAAACTGCCAAGCGAGGATGTCGATCAACGTTTCGTCAGTGAGCGACATGATCGACGGAATCATGATCACTTGACCCGTCTCGTCGATGATCTCCCACATCTGATTGTCGAACGCTTCGCTCGCGCTCTGCACTTGCGCGTCGTAGCTGATCGACGGCGTGCAGTTCTCGATCAATCGCGAGCCTCTGAGAATTGTGCTCATGGGTCTTCAAATCCCGCAAAATTGATCACTGGCGCGACAGCGCCATCATGCACAGCGAGCTGATTGTAGTCCATCTCTTGAAAATCTGGCGTCGGCGAATTGATCACGATGCGCTTCGCGCCTGCTTCGAGACAGCGCCTGCGCAGCTCGTCGCCGACGATGTCGCGCGAAATGTAGCTGTGCTCCCATTCAATCCAGTCGGCGACAGCTTGCTCGACGTTCGCTTGAATCGTTGAGAGCAGCACTTCGTTCGACTGCAGCACGTAGTAGTCAATGTCGAGCGTGTAAGTGAACGCAGTCGCCAGCTTCGCAGTGACGAAGTCTGTCACGGGTCGCACCGTGTCCGGGCTGCACTTCGCTTCGACAAGCGCGAGAATTTCAGGCCCCGGCAGCACGCCGCCACGCAGCAATGGATAGAGCCATACTTCGCCCGCGATCTCAGGCGCTGAATGCACGACGCACTGAATGATGTCGGGCGATGCGCTGAGCGCCCAGAACTCATAGGCGTCTCTGGGTCCGCACGTCGAAAAAGACTCGATCGCAAGCCAGACGCGGTAGCGATATTGATCGTCCGTTTCTTTGTCAGCGCCGCCTGTAGTTGTCGTCGTGTTCGAGACAGTCAGACCGAAGGGCTGATTCCAGTTGATGATGGAATTGATCGAGCCGGGGCCAAAGTTGTTGCCAATCTCGCCGGGTTGCGTCGCACGCGCAGGCACATCGACAGACAGCACGCCGCCGCCGAGAAAACCGTTCACGAGCGTCTCGAACACGACTCCGTTCGGAGCTTGGCATTGCGTGCCTTGTGGCACTGTCACATCTGTCGCCAGCGGCGCCGTGAGCGTGAAGCGTAACGTCGTCAGCGCGGGCGATGCTTGCTGACGCAGAGTGCGATCGCCATAAAGCGCAGCGAGGTTGTCGAGGTAGTCGCCATGCGAGTATTTGAGCAGATTCTCTTTGCCAGTGAAGTCGATCAGCGTGCGCTGGTGCGAGAGCCAATGACAGACAGTGAGCAAGTGCAAGCGCACAGGGTCGCCGGGTGCGAGGGTCTTCGCGATGTTCGTGAGCGCGAGAAATGCCGCTTCGTAGTCAGCGATCACTTCATTCTGAATGACTGTCGGGTCTTTGACTGCGAAGTCGATGTCGGGCACGAACTGCACGCCGTAGTCCGGCGCACCCGGTGGTAGCGAACCGCTTGTGCTGCCGTTGTTGCCGTTTGTGATGGGTGGCGGTGAGATGATTGGCATGTCTATGCGGGCTCCAGTTTGTATTTCTTGCCGTCGACGATCGCGGGCACGTCTGGCCAAAGCTCATACAGATAGATGCGACGATCGTCTCCGCTGTTGTGCGTGATCTTCGGGTTGATCTCTTTCGCGAGACAATAGGCAGCTTCGCCCGTGATGTCGTCGGGGCCGATCTCGCCCGTGACGGCTGCGCTCCAGATGCCCGTGTCGAGTCGCGTCAATCGCCCTTGGCAGCCCATCACGACTGGCGCGATCATCGAGCGCACCTGCGGCGGGATGACGATGTATTTGTCTTTGTCAGCGTTGAGAAACTTCCCGCCGTTGTAGTAGGCAGTCTCGCTCTGGTAGCTCGGGTCGCCGTAGTCGGGGCCAGTGCCATCATTGCAGATGTCGAGATCGCTGATGAAAGCAATGTAGTGATCTTCGAGTGCAGTGAAGATCGGCACGTCGATCTCGGTCAGTAGCTCAAGCACCCAGTCGACATTGCGCACGCCCTCGATCGTTGCTTTGTGTTTCTTACGCTGTTTTTTCGCCATTGCTCTTTCCTTTCGAAACGGGTTTGAGAGCCTGCAAGAATGCCGCGATCGCTAACCCGTAAGCGACTCCTGAAGTGTTCGACACTTCGAAGCCGAGCAGCTTCAGCATTTCGTCAACGCCGGTGCTCGTTGCTTTCAAAATAACCAGACCGATCGTCACTACGCAACCGGCGATGAATCGAGTCCGATCATCGCGCCACCAATCGACGAACGTGAACGCCTGCGGATGCGCCTTCCAATAGCTCACGAACAGCGCAAGCATCCAGACCGTGACGCAGCTGATCACGTTGAAGATGCGATTCGGCCAGATCGGCAGCTGATCTGTGCCTTGCGCTGTGATTGCGAGCAGCAATATCATTTCAGTCGGTTCGGTGCCTCCTCGTGTTTGCGCTTTTCTTTCTTCGTCGGCGCGTCGTTTGTCGATTCTTTTTTCGCGCCCAGCAGCTGTTCAAGCTCGGCGATCGCGCCTGCGATCTGCTGAAAGCGCGACTGATTCGCGCCGACGCGCTGGCGAAATTCTTGTTCGGTCTGCTGAAATTTCGCAATCATCACTTCGTGCTGCTGCTGCAGACACGCCTGCTCGATGCGATATTCTTTGATGCGTTCTTCGATTGATTTTTTGTCGATGGTTGTGCTCATAGTTCGATGACTGCGATGCTGACGTTGTAGACATTCGTGGTGCCCGTGCTGGTAGCCTGCCCAAGATCAAACCAGTAAGTCGTGCCTTTGGTCAATCCGGTTGCGACTGCGACCAGACAAAAGTTGCTGATCTGATTTGCAGCCGCACCGTTGAGTCCGAAAGCGTTGTTTCCAACTGGTGTGCCGGTTGCAGCGGCGCCATTGGCTGGTGCTGACCCTGTGCCATAGCGAATGGAAACTGAACCAAAGCCGCTTGCCGTGTTGGTTCCAATTCGACCCTGCACGAGTATCAAAACACGTCCGCTGTATTGCATCGTCAGCGTCTGAGCAAGCCCGAGCATTGTTCCCGCAGATGTATTTGTTGTGCCAGCTTTATCAGTCGGTTGCGCTTGCAGTGTGTTCGTCGGGAAACTGTCGAACGTGCTCGTGCCAAGTGCGCGCAGCTGATCGCCAACTGCCATGCTGCCCATACCGGGGCCAAAAATGTTGACATTGTTGATCTTGTAACCGCCAGCAGTCGGCACATTGAAAAAGCCCGCGCCCGGGTCTGTCGTATTGTTGAGAGATGCGCCGTTGCTGCCCCAGAGTCGCAGCGCGGTGCCGAGTGTGCCGTTGAGCACTGTGCGCAAGTCGAGATACGCAGTGCGGCTCGCGTCTGTAATCGTTCCCCATGACGCTGTGATCTGAGCCATCGTGCGATCGACAGTCGTGTCGCTCTCGCCTTGAAACAGAATCGCCGTGCCGAGATTTGCTGTCGGTGTGATCGAAACATTGTGACTGAGCGTCAGCACGTTCAACGTTGTGCTCGCTGCATCATTGACCTTGATTGATTGCGACGCCGTCATTCCGAGATCGACGTTCTGATTCAGGTCGAGCGTGCCGGTGCCGGTGATGGGGCCGCCAGTGATGGGCGAGTTCGTGTTGATCTGCGTGACTGTGCCTGTGCCGCCAGCAGAAATCCACGATCGCACGCCTGCAGTTGTTGAACTGAGCACCATGCCGTTGCTACTCGGATTGCCGAGCGCTGGCTCATAAGACGGGACTCCCGTGATCTTGCTGAACGCGAGTGATGAAATCCATGACGGGTTCGCATACGTCTGCGACAAGCGCGGATAAAAAGATTGATAGTCAGCTTCTGCTGCAGTGATCGCGCCCGTGCGCGTGAAGACGCTCGACACGGGAGCTGCGGGAAGCGCCGCCCAGACGTAGTCGTAGTCTGTGCCGGTGCTCTTCGTCAGAACATAGCTGGCAGTGCCGCCAGCTGGCACACCGCCGCGAGCAGCAGGCCAATTCCCAGTGATGTCAACCGCGGGAATGTTGACGAATGACGGCGCGCCATCTGAGCCTGCACTGCCCACGCGCCCGAGATACTTGCCAGCGTTCACCGGTATCGCTGCAAACGAAAGCGCGACTGCGCCTGCTGTGTTCGTTTCGCTCGTCGTGAAAAGAGGCGACAAATCACCAGCAGCGAAGCTCGACACAGCTGCAGCTGGGAAAGTCCCGAACTGCTGAATGCCCAGCGCGTCGATGTAGCTCAAGAAATCGCCGCCAGCAGCATTCAAGCCAGCGACTGCGACTGTGTTCACGCTGTTCGGAATCAAGAGCGATCGCGTCACGCCGGGCGGAATGTTCGCGAGCGCGAGACTCAGCTTTTTTGTCGGGTCGCTGTTGTCGAGAAAGACAGTCTGGCCGCCCGCGACGATCTCAAGCTGAATGCCATTCATGCGAAGCGTGTTTTGTCCAGCGAAGACGCCCGCGTTGTTGTATTGAAATTGACCGGGGCTGCCAGCTGGCCCCGTGACGAAACTCGGCGCGCCGGTGATCTTGCTCCATGCGAGCGAAGCAATCCACGATGGGTCAGAGTAGCTGCCACTGAGTGATGCGTAGAATGAACTGTAGTCGCCAGCTTGCGCGACGATCGCGCCTGTGCGGCTGAACACGCTCGGCACTGCATCAACAAACGTCGGCGGCGCGACCCATGATCGCACACCTGCTGTTGTCGACGACAAGATGAAACCGTTCGTGCTGGGATTGCCGAGCGCAGGCTCGAACGACGGCGCGCCTGTGATCTTTGTCCATGCCAGTGACGCAATCCATGACGGGTTCGAGTAGCTTCCGCTCAGTGACGCATAGAACGCAGCGTAGTCGCCAGCTTGCGCAGTGATGTCGCCAGCGCGAGCAAAGACGCTCGTCACGGGAATCGCGCCGAGCGGCTGATAGAACTCAGCGTAGTCGTCTGGGTCTGCGACGACGTCGCCAAGACGACCGAAGATGCTCGTCACTGGCGCGTCAGCGATCGAGCCGGGCGGCCCCTCAGGACCCATGATGTTGCCTGCAAGTTCCCAGCTCATCTGTTGACTCGCCTCCACGAGACTGTCGCTGCATCGAACTGCCAGACGTCCCCGTTCGAAGCGTTGAGATACATGTCGCCAGCTTGCGGCGTCAATGTCGCTGCGCTCGGGTCGACTGTGCCCTTGAACCAAGCGCTTGCACGTCTGCCTTGATCGCCCTGCTCGCCTTTCGGTCCCGTGACTGGCACGCCGCCCTTGATGTGAATCGGTTCGAGTGTCTTCACTGCTGTTGGGTCTGTTGTGCCCGCGAACCAGAGCGAGCCGCGCGGCCCCGTGTCGCCTTTTATGCCCGGCGGTCCCGGCACGGGTTCAATCACGGGCGGAACTTGCGTCACTTTCTCTGGCGTCGAGCCGATGTCTTTCGCTGTGTAGGGTTCGTTCGTGCCGTAGATCACATTCTTGATCTTCAGCTGAATGTTCACAATCAGATGACCGTTGAGCGCGTCACTGTAGTCGAATGAGATCGAGACGACTTCGACGCGTGGTTCCCATTGATTGATCGCGACGAGAATCGCGACTGTCGCGTCGTCAGCTTGCGTGATCGGGCGATCGACGATCGTTTGATCGAGACCGAGCGTGCGTTCAAGCGCAGCGCTGAAAAGCGGCGTGGCGAGAATCGTCTTCACGTTCTGAAAAATTTCTTTGTAAGAGATCGCACCGAAATCGATCTGCTCGAAGCTGAGCATATTCAACGGGATGCCGTCAGCGTCAGCAAATTGAAGACGCCAATTCGCACCGAGCGACGCTGTCGATGGGTCGCTGCGCGATTGCGTCATTGGTGTTTGTGTGACTGCTGTCATCAGATTGCGCCTGCTCCGATAAAGCCCGGAATGCCGAGCGATGAGAGCAAGCCCTCAGTGAACGGAATATATTCTTTGAAACTGATCTGCAGCTCAACAGCGATCAGTCGACCGCCGGGCAGCCAGTGCTTGTGATGCTCGCTCATCTGATCGATCACGAACATCGACAGACCCGGTCCCATGGGTTTGCCGCCAATGATCAGCGGCGCCGCGAGCGCGTTCTCATGAAAGAAATGCCACTCAGCAAGAATCGGCAGCGGGTCGCCGCACCAGCTGGCGTTCAGATGCACATTGATCTCGATCTCAAGCAGATCGTTGCCAGCCCATTCGAGCAGCGGCTTGCGCAAGTGAACCATGTGCGAACCGAAGCGCCCTTTGTAGGTGCGATTGATCTCTTCGAACGTGTGAATGCGCCCGCGTGCGCGTCCAAAGATGATTGCTCCAAAGATGCCTTCAGTCATGCTGCTCTCCCTTCGAGCGCTGTGACGCGCTCTTCAAGCGCTGCAATCCTGCGCAGCAGCTCCTCTTCGCGTGCGCGCCCAGTTGTGTGAAAGCCGTTCGGGTCGTGATGCACGCCGCCACTCTGATCGATTGCGCCTGTCACGATCACATGACCAATCAGCTTGATCGTCGTCGCGTTCAGTTCGATGACGTCCTGCTTGATCGTGACTGTGCCGGTCGGGCTTTCGATGTTGATGTTGCCGCTCGCAGACTTCATCAGCACGTCGCCGTCGGCTTCGATGTTAAACTTCGCGCCGTCAGTCGTCTTGAGATTGACGTCTTTCTTGATCGTCGCATCCCAGCCGCCCTTGAAATCTTGCGTCAGAAAGACGTCAGCGTCTTCGTTCGCGTCGAACTTCTGAATGTGCCCGCCTTCCCATTCTGTGTAGTCGACGAGCGGGTCTGTCACTGGCGGCGGGTTGCGCGGCGTGTAGAAAGAACCGATCACAAAGTAGTCACTCGTTGAGTTCGGCATCTTCACGATCGCGACGACGTCTTTCAATCGCGGCATCGCGAAACTTTTCTTCGCGCTCGACGCGATCTGCAGCACTGGAATCGGCTTCGTGTTCAGCGGTGTGCCTTCGTGATCGATGCGATCGGGCATGATCACTCGAACGTTCGCGTGCTTGTCGTCGCACTCGATCTTCGACACGAATCCCATCAGCACGCTCGATTTGTAGCGGTTGTCTCTGCCGCTCGTGTAGTCAGTGTCTGCGAGTAGATTTTTGCGTCCCATATCAATAGCCCTCCAAGCAGCGTCGCACGCTGAGCTTCGTTTCGTAAATCTCGCCGACGTCGTGCTGCGCAGTTTTGACGAACCATTTTCCGTCGAACTGGCCGACGCCCTTGAGCGTGAAAGTCTGACCTGCCGCGATCAGCGGATTGCCGATACCCATCTCGATCGATGCTGTCTCTGTGTCTTTGTTCGCGTCGCGCACTTCAGCTTTCGCACGTCGTGAAGCGCCAGCGCTGCTCGGCTCGTTCCATTCTGAGACTGGCTGCTCTTCGCGCAGACTGCCGTCACCGCCGCCGTTGCCGCCGTCACCCTCTTCGCCTTGATCGCCGTCGCCGTGCTCTTCTGGGTTGATGTTCACGTTCTGATTCCACTTGTCGACTGCGCCTGAAAGCAGCGTGCCGCGCGAGGGCGATGTCAGTTCGCCGCCGCCCGCGCCAGCATCGAAGACGCCCTGACTGTTTGTGCCCGTCTCAGGATTCAGATGTGACACGGTCGCTTTTTTCTGACTGTCAGTGACTTTGAGCGAGAACTGCGCGCCTTTGAGCTGATAAAACGCCACACCGACGTCGGGCGATGTGCTGCCGTAGACGAGACAGAACTTCGGCGCCGCTTGTTCGAGTTTCTGCGGGTCGAAGACCACGATCTTGTTGCGATGCACTTTGATCGCGAGCTTCGAATCGTTCGCGCGTTTCTTGATGAAGCTGAGCGCGCTCTCTTCAGTCTGCTCCACGCGATTGTAGCGCGGATTGACGTCAGCTTGCCAGTCGACTTCCATGCTGTTTTCGCCAGCGATCTGCGTGACGATGTCTTTCAGCGATGTCTTTTCCCAGCCGCGCGTTTCGTCGTTCGCTTTCAAGTGCGCTTGTGTCGGAATCGACGTCGCTTTGACGCTGACTGTGTGCGCGGGCAGCTCGAAGTCGAGCGAGTCAATCCAGAAGCGACCGCAATCGAGCGAGATCCCAGCAGCATTCGGCGAAAACCAGCGCTCAGCGATGATCGACACGTCAATGAAAGCGCCGATGTCGGGTCGCCAATCGCTGATGAAACGTCGATCGCGATCAGCGAGCTGCAGCTGCAAGTCGTCAGCTTTCTCGCCGTCGCAGTTGTCAGTGTAGCTGAGCGTCAGCAAATACGGAGCCAGTGAGCTGTAGTAGTCTTTTCCGTCCATCACGATCGACGGGCGCGCTGCTCTGACTTGCGTGATGACTGAGATCATGTGCTAGGGCGCTCAGGGAGCGGTCGAGGATTGCGTAGGATTGGTTTTGTTTGCGCTTTCATGTCACAACACTCGCGAGCTTCCACGGAACGAGCGGAATCTCTGTGCGCGTCGGGACGTCGGGTACGTAGACGACGAGACCAGCTGGGAAGTGACAGACGTCGCGCAGTGCGTAGTTCGCTTCGATCAGCTTGTGCATCAGATGATCGTCGCCGCGACGCATCCCGTAGACGCGCAGCGCAATCAAGTCCCACCAGTCACCTTGCGTTGAAATGTAGATTCTCATCCGTAGCCGCTTTCGTAGCTGAGACGACGCTCGTGATTCTGAGCGCGAGAAAATTGATCGATGAAGTCACGCGCGAGATCGCGCAAACGAGTGTCCATTGCTCGCTGTTCAGACTCGGTCGCGTTGCCGTGAATGACGATGTTCGGCGCAAAACTGAGATGCGTTGCACCGCCGACGCCGCCCATGCCCAGCGCTCTGCTCGCGTAGTTGAGCAGCGATTCAGCTCGTCGGCCGCCGCTCAACGGAATGACTGCTTCGGGACCGCGCTCGCCAAGCCATGAACGTGTCAGACCGCGCACGATGCCGCCATAGGCATGAGTCGTGTCCGGCGGTAGATCAGGCGCAGCTGTGCCCGCTCTGATCTGCTCAGCTTGAATCTGCGCTGCTTGCTGCATTCGCGTGCCTGAATACTGCGTGCTGGGAATGTTCGCAGCTGCACGCGCAGCAGCTTCGCCCGCGTCACCTGCAGCGCCGCCACCACCACCACCTGCCCCGGCAGGCATTCCGCCCAGTGGCTGTAATTTTTTCGGCAAAAATCCGAAAGCCCAGTTGATCAGTTTAAGTTCAGCAGTGACTGCTCGCAGCGGCAACAGAAGCGCGGATGTGACGGCTCGCCCGATGTCGAGCAACACGCCTTTGATGACTGACGGCGCGCTGGGAAACGCTTTGACGAACGCATCCCATGCGACTTTGCAGAGCTTGATTTGCAGCAAGAGTGGCGCGAACACTATTTCAGCCGCTTGCTTCAGACCCTCGAAAACTGCACCCCAGTCGACGGAAGCCAGCGTGTCCCACAGATCGTTGAACGCATCAATCAACGGCTGAAACACGCCAGAGATTGCAGGGAATTGCATCAGCCAGTTCCACATGTCAGCGAGTGTCTGCGGCAAGCCCTTGATGCCCTGCCATGCTGCAGAGAGCAAATTGAACTCAGTCGTGAGAATCTTCCAGCTGAACCCGGTCAGCGTTCTGAAGACACTGATGATCGCGGGACCGTTTGTGATGAACCAATCCATCACTTCACTGAGCTTGTCGAGTCCTGTGAGAATGACCGGCTCAAGTTTTGGCAGCGCTTTCAGCCACAGCTCCGCCATTTTTTTTTGCATCGGCAGCATCTTCATGCCGATCTCTTCGCGCAGCTGCTGCATTCGATTCTGCAGCATCTTGACTGTGCCCTCGCTCGTCTTGCCTTCGCGCACGTTTGCGCCAGCTGCGAACTGCATTCGCTTGATCAGAAAATCGAGCATCTGCTGTCGCGTCTTCAGTGCTTTGAACTGCTTCTGATCAGCGGCGCTCAAGTCTTTGATGAACGCGCGCATCGGTCGCATCTGCCCCGTGTTGATCGCGCGACCCATTGCGTTCGCGAGCGCGATCGAGTCCTCTTCGGTCGCCTTGACGCCTTTCATCTGCGCGAGAATATCGCCCATTGGCGCAAGCGAATCGATGATCTGCTTTGTCGGCACGCCAGCTTCAGCGAGCGTCACTGCCATGTTCTTGAACATGTCCTCGCTGACGACGCCGACTTGTCCGAGCGCGTCTGCCTGCTTGAAGATCATCGCGTTCTGTCGCTGCGCGAACTCGATACCTTGCTTGCGGATGATGTTGTTCTTCATCAGCGCTGTCGTCAGCTCGCGCTCGCGATGCAGCGCCTCGATCGCTTGATCAGTCGCGCCCGCGAAGAGACTTTTCAGCGTTTCGGCGATCGCAAGAAAGCCGCCAAGCCCGGCGAGTCCCGCGACGCCGAGAAACATCGTCTTGACTGCACGCCCGACGGCGATCGCAGCGACCTGCAGCTTTTTCAAGCGCGCTTGCGCTGCGACCATCGTGCTGCGAAACGAACCAAGCAGCTTGCCGCCGATCGCGAAGATCGCTTGATATTCTCGACGTGCTTCAGCCAATCATCATCACCTCCCTTTTGCGGCGCTCTCTTGCGCCTCTCGTTCGTCCTCCAACTGATCGACGAGTTCGATCAAATAACGTGCAAGCTCCGAGACCGGCAGCTCCATCCAGTAGCTGACGCTGCCGCAACCGGCGCGCGCCAGACGCATCGCGATTGTGCGCAGGAGTGCTGTTACACTTTCTCCTCTTCCGGCGAGCTGCCACAGGCTTTTAGGACTTCAAGCCGCAGCGGTATGTAGTAACGCCGTGGCAGTTTATAGATGACGCCGATCGGGACATCGGCAACCTGTGCAGCGAGGACGCACTGATATTCGTGTTTCATCTCAGGCAGCACAGCCGTCTCATTCTTGTCCGGCTTGTAGATGCGAGTGAACGTTCGCTCTGCGCGCACGAAATCTTTCGCGATCAATGAATCGAAGTCGAGAACCAGCTCGCTGTATTTCTCGCCGTCAAACTCAAGCGGCGGTTCGATCTTCATTCGCCATGGTGGCTTCGGCGCTTCGATTGCGATGTCGCGGAAGTCGCGCTCGTCGTCTGTTTCGACGCTCGTCTCAAGCCGGTTCACCGGCTCCGTCTCTGTGTGATCGTTCGTGTGCATGAACGCAGTCTACGTCGAATCTCCTTTTGGTTACAAGCCGATCAACTGTCTGATGTTGCGCGCATTGTCGACAAGCTGGATGCCGTTCCACTGCCGCGATACGGCATTTTCTTTGTCCATCTCGTAGACGACGCGATCATTGCGAAATACGCGCAGACTGATCACCTCATATTCGCTGACGCCCTCGCCCTTGGTGCCGACTTCGAGCTTGCCCCAGTTGAGCGACTTCGGCACTGTGCCCATGACATAGCGCCAGCCCTCGTGAATGATCTTGTTCGTGCCGCTGTCGTGCAGTTGATGTGCTGCCCATGCGTCGAGCTGCGCGCCGTCTTGAATCGTCGCGAAGAGCGTGTCGTCGACGATTGTCAGCCAGTTGAGCGTCACTGTCATTGATTGGTAGTGCGCCTGCGTCGGCATCTCGATCTCGCCGAAGATGCCGCTGCCTTTCAGCGTGTCGACAAGATTCTGCGAGTTCGACAACGTGACGTCAGCGAGACCGATCAAACGCCGGCCTGCGAGAAAGATTGAATAGTTGGCTACGTGATTTGGGATTCTCATTGTTGTTGTTTAACCTCCTACGCTGCTGCGGTCGCTTCCTCCGGCCACAAGTTTTGAACATACGGCAGCCAATACTCGATTCGGAAGTCCAGCCACTCAGCTGGAGTCGGCACGGCGATGAAGACGTGAAAGACGTAGTGACCGTTGAGCAATTCGGTCGTCGGGTTCTCGTCGTGACGAAACTCGATGCGCGCACCGAGCAGCGCTTCGCTGTTGCTCAAGCCGTCGAGCCAGAGCTGCAGCGAGTTCACGATCGCGTCGATCAAGCGACGATTGCCCGGCTCATCGACTTTCTGCCAGATCGTCAGCACGATCGAGTTCCCGATAAAGTCGAACATGCGACGCACACTGATGAACATGTCTTTGACGTCAGTGTTCGCTGGATACGCAGCAGTCCGGTTGCCCCACGAGCGCCAGCCACCAATCCAGTTCAGCGCTGTGATGACGCCTTGACTGTTCAGCATGTTCGCGTCGTAGAGGTGCATCGGCAGTTCGCTGCCGTCTTCAACGAGCAGTGCGTTCATGCGCAGATTTTTGTTCGACGGCGAGTGATACGGCAACCCGTTGCCGCGATAAGCGTCAGTCCATTGCAGCAGCGGCCCCTGCTGGCTCGCGAAGTTGAACACTTTGTCGATTGCGACTGCTGAGCCGGGTTCGCCGACCATCGCGCCCTTGAGCGCGGGCTTGCCGAACAAGCATTCTTGACGCGGAAAGACGATGTTGTTCGTCTCTTTCCAGTCTTTCACATCCTGCGCAGCTGTGACTGCGGTCGTGTCGACATCGATCAAGCAAGTGCAAGCGAAGCAGCCGTTGATGTTCTCGCACTTCGCTTCCATCGCTGCTGCGACGACTGGGTCTTTCGAGAACTTCGGGCAGATGATCACGCCCGGCACATAGCCAGTCTGTTGAAAGACGTCTTCGATCACTTCGAGACCAGTGCGCACGCCTGTGCCTGCGTCGACGCCGCCGATGATGTCTGCAGCCGTGATCGCTGTCGCGCTCGGATTCTTGCCGCTCACCAAGATTGACGAGTCATCAGCGGGAATCGCACCGCCCGCGATGCGCGTGATGATCACAGTGCCTGTCTTCGAGTAGCTCACGAGATAGTCAGTGCCCTCGACATAGTCGCCGCCCGCTTGCGGAGCGGGTTCGCCGTTGCCGCCCTTTTTCTTTTTCTTTGGCGGCGTTGACGACGGCGGAACGCCACTGCCTGCAGCTGCACCGCTCGCAGGCGCCGCTGCAGACGCCATCGCCCCGGGAGCGACAACGATCGTCCAGCGAATCAGCTCCTCTTGCGTGTCGATGCGACCATTGATCAGATCAAACGACGTCGCGGGAAAGTCGACAGCGCCGGCTTCAGGGTCGTTGACTGCGATGTAGACGACGGGAAAGACGCCGAACTCAACGAAGACTGCGTCCATGTGCTCACAGATGTCGTAGGTGTCCCAGTCTGCTGAATAGCCGAGTTCAGCGACTGCGTCTTCAAATCGATTGTAGACGCGCGGCTTGTTGATCGCGTTCTTGCCGTTCGCCGAAAGATGCAACGGGGCCGAGCCGATGACGACGTTGATGCCTGCGACTGCAACGACAGGCGAGATGACTGATGTCGGAACGTCAGCCCAGCTGACGCCGTGCTTGAAGGGTCCAAGATTAGGCATGTTGTAGTTTCACTCCAGTTGATGGTTGTTTTTTGCTCTTCGCTCGAAGCCAGTTTTCGACCTCGTGATAGAAAGTGACGAGCTTACCTTCAGTGCCGCGCATATTGCGACCGATGTCAAAGTTCAGCTCTTTGCGTGCGTGAGAAAATTCAGTGATCGGAATGATCAGCTCGCCGATCGACGGACATTCTTTGATCGCTGCGAGAATGTTCTTCGGCGTCTCAGCAGTGCGAAAAATCGTGCTGTAGCTGACGACCGTCGGAATCTGCGGCCCCACGTAGATGCGCTGTGTGAATCGCGTGCTCATTCCCATTGCCTTTCGCCGCTGACTTCGACTCTCGTTTCGATGTGCTCAGCAGGCACGATGCCGAACGTCTCTGAATCGGGCAATGGCCGCCCTGCTGGCAGAATGAAATTCGCAGTCAGCTCGCCGATGAAATGCGGGAACGTGTCGCTCTCGACGATCTTCCAGTCGATCGGCAGCTCGATCGGATATGCTTCATCGATCGCTTGCTGGCCGAAACTCGTGAGCGCGATCTCGATCGCTTCGCAGAGATTCTGCGCGTCTTGATAGCCGCCACTGTCAGGGTTCTCGTCGTAGACGTTGACGCAGATGCGCACAGTCAGAGTTCGCTTCACGTTCGAGTCGACGATCTCAGTGCGCGAGGCGATCGCCTGCACCGTGATCGAGGGATGATCTGGCAGCTTGTCGACCGCGATCTCGCCAGTCACTGTGCGCGGGATGCGCCCGCGCTCGACGCGCGGCGGCACCTTCAGCGCGAGAGTCTGTGCCCGTTGTGTCGGGTCGTAGCTGACGGGCGGTTCGTCTGGGTCGCGAACAATCCGCGGTTCAACGGCAGTTTCCTGCGCAAGATTGAGAGTCGGATTGTCAAGACGAGCAGAATCCACGAGTCGTGAAATAAAACCCACAAGCGTCTCTTCCAAGTCATAGACAGATTGCGCACGCCGACCGAAGTCGCGCTCTGGCGGTGTGACTGGTTCGGGTGCGCTCATTGTTCACAGTCGTCCAAGCAATAGCAACACGATCACGACGATCAACAGAATGCCGAGCAGACCGCTGGGACCATAGCCCCAGCCAGTGCTATATGGCCAGCGCGGGAATGCGCCGATCAGCAGCAAGATCAAGATGATGATGAGAATCGTTCCCATAAAAAAATTACCACTGCGGTTTCAAAATTTTCAGCCCAATGATGATGAACAAGATCAGCGTGACGATCGCGTTCGCTCGCGGATACCAAGTCCAATTTGGTGATGCGAATGCGCCGACCAAGATCAGCAACAGCAGCACCCAGTAGAAAATGACGAGAAGTGAGTTCATGATTTGCCTCCTGCAGATGCGAGCACGCGTTTTATTTCGTGATCGATGCGTTGTGCCAGCACGTCTCCCATGCGCTTGTTTGCAGCTGGCCCCACAGACGGTTGCGACGCCATGATCGGCGCGCCAATCGCCAAAAGTTTCTTGATCGGTAGACGCGCGTCGCCTTTTCGCACGTATGGCCCCTCGCCGCCTGCAGTGACAAAGCCGCGCGAGATCGTGCCGCCGCCGCCGACTTTGATCTGCGCGAAGAGCGGTCGACGCATCTTGCCGTGCGGCGCGAATTTCGGATTGAAGCGAAACTTGTTCAGCTCAAGCATCGAGTCTTTGATCAAGAGATGCCCGGCGATCGACGTGTAGTTTGCTCGATGCAGCGAGATCGGAATGTCCCTCGCCTTGATGACATACTCTTTGCGAATCTCTTTCTTCACAACTGTGCGACCTGAAGAGAGCGCGCGATTGATCGCTGGCGCGAGCGCTCGCGGCACGCCGTTCTTGATGTGCCCGAGTGCGCGATCGAGTTTTTTTAACTGTGAAGAGTCGATCGTCAGCATGTGTCAGTTGTTTCCGTATTTGCCGGGTTGCGATCGCGTCGCGCTGAGCGCGATTTGATAACAGCTCTCCTCGTCAGTCACATCGATCACCTCCCACGGCTGGTTCGCGGGCGAGTAGATCAGCTCGCCCGCTACTGGAGCACGCGGAAGATATTTGTGTTCAATGAAGCAGATGACGTCGCCGAGATACATGCCATGGATTGCAACAAGCGGGTGGCGCTTCGCAGCCTCTTTGTCCCAGACGACTGGAGCATTGAAGATTTTGAAGCCGCCGTGACCATCGTTGATGCGAAATTCGCGCGTGGTGGCGAACTCGTCCGTGTTGATGAACACGATCGCCAGATCAGGCACGAACTGATCTCTCAAAGCCATAGCACGCAGTCAGCTTTCTACTTGTTGCGCCTCTCTTTCTTGATCGCCTTGATGATCTCGGCTTTCGTCGCGTGCGAATGCACATCGACGCCCTCACTCTGCGCGATGTCTCGCAGCTCTTCGACCGTGTGATCTTCGAGCGATTCATTGCCTTCAGCTCCGCCTTTGCCTTTCTCCCCAGCGGCTTTCTTCGCAGATGCACTCGTGCGTCCACCCGGCAGCACACCGAACTTCGACTCTTTCTCAGTCTGCGGAACGTGATCGCTGCCTTCAGTCAGCACGAGTTCTTCGTGCTCGCCAGCGCGCTCAGGCTCTTCGCCCGGCTTCGTCGGCTTGAAGAACGGCGTGCGAGTCGGGTCTGTGCCTTCACGCTCAAGCGCACCCGGCAACGCATCGATCAAGCAGAACGACAAGATGTCATTCGGCATCGGCAGTGGGCAGCTCGTCAGACGATAGAAGAGATGCCCGTTCTCTTCGTCGCCATACACAAACGGGATTCGCGCCGTCTGGTAAGTCACATACCGCTTCGCCTTCGCGTCTTCGAGCTGCGTGTAGGCGCCATACACGATCTTGTTCTGCACGTTCGTCGAAGCGAGCAGCACAAGTTCCGGCGGCAGCATCGGGAAGAGCTGACCGAGGTCGTCTTCGAAATACTCCGCGTAAGTGTAAAGCTCAAGCCCGGGCACACGACCAAGGCGCACGACTGAATCCGATTGAATGATCGGCTCGACGCTCGCCCACTGAAAGCGAGTGTTGTCGAGAAACTTCGCCACGTTCGCGTTGTTGACGAACGCTGCAGCTGCATCAGTGCCGAGCAGCGCGACGTTCGGAGCGATGCCCGAGACTCTGATCGTGTTAAGACGCGCAGCTTCGAAGTCGGCAAGCGGCGTCGAGGGCGCGGTGTCCCAAGTGCCGTTTGTCGGTGTGAAGTGATTGTCGACTGCACCGCTCGCGCTTTCGAGAAAGCTGATGACGCTCGTGTAGTCATTGTCGGCAGTGACCGTGATCACGCCATTGACAAGAACTTCCCGGCACATCCACTCTTCGCGACGCGTGATCGTCTCATCGAGGTAGATCGCGTCGTCAGCGAGCAGTTCAGCAGCTCGATCTGCTGGCGTGCGACCGCTGTAGATCGTCTCGCCCATCAGCCGCGGTTCGAGATCGGGAATGCGCAGATTGCGCACAGGCGCGAGTCGCGGCGCTCTGAAGAACCGCGTCTCATAGCCCTCACGCTCGATGATCTTACCACCGATCAACGGAGCGATGAATGGTGCCATCTTCCGGCGACCACGCTTGAAATCGAACTCGATCATGTTCGTCGGCGGATACTCCCTGCCACCGAAGAACGTGTCGCGAAGAAATGTGTGAACGAGAGGCCCCTGCTCGAACGCTTCGAGCAGCGTCACTGGCTCATAGTTTGGATTCATGATGTTTGATGTCCTTCTATTGTGTTGATTTTTCTGCGCGTGTTACGCCTGCAAAGCGCCAGCGGGAATCGCTGGGTCGAGGAAGATGTTCAGCGTGCGCAGTCTTTCGAGCGCAGCTGCAGTCAACGCAGCAGGAGCTGCCGGCGGAACGACTTTGTGTGCGTCCGCGTAGTGAACTTGATTGAAGTTGAACTCGCCCTGCACCGCAACGGCGACCGTCTCTTGTCCGGCTGGCTCTTCAGGCCCCGGCAGCCCGACGATGATGCCGTCGAGTGACGCGTCGTCAGCTGCGAGTGCTGGTTCGACTTTGTCGCCAGCAGTGTTGAACTTGACGAGGTAACCCTCCTGCATTTTGTCGACTGTTTCTGTCGCGACTCCCGTGAAGGGATAGCGAAACACTTTCCACGTCGTGTGAATCCCGAGACCCAGCACGTTCGTGAATGGGTTTGTTGAACCTTTGATCATTTTAGTTGTGTCCTTTCTCTCTCTGAGTGCTGTGGTTTCAGTTGCGACTGTGATTGAAGCGCACTCGCGACTTCATTCGTGCTTGCACCTTGTCTTTCACAAGTGTGCCGAAGGCTTTCTTGTCATCGCCGCTCTTGCCGTCGCCACCGTCTGAGGGCGGGACTTGATCGAGCACGCGCGAATCTTCTCTGCGCGCCTGCTGTTTGCCAGCTTTGTCCATCGCTTCGATGCACGCAGCAGTCACGTCAGCGACAGACTTCCCGTCTTTGATCGCTGCAGTGATGATGTCGTGCGTCGCTGGGCGATCGAGTTCGAGCAATGCTTTCACGCGATTGCGCTCGGCTTCGACTGCTTTCGCGCCAGCGTCAGCATTCTCGTCGCCAGTCTTTGGCGGTGTCGGCGGTGTGGGTGGCGTCGGCGGGGTAGGCGTCTCTTTGCCGCCCTTGCCCTCGTCGCCGTTGCCATTCCCGTTGTCATCATCGGCGGCGCCGCCCGCCGTAGCATCATTTTTCACTTTCGTCTTCATTGTTTTCTCTCCTTCTGTTGATTTGGCGGTGAACGCCGGAACATTTCGAAATTTGCTGAGATCGAACTCAAGCCCGTTGAAGTTCACGATCTTTTTCGCGTCATCGATCTGCGCTGCAGCTTTGACGACGCCCCGCATCTCATCAGCGAAGCCGTGATCGACTGCTGACTGCGCACTGAACCAAGTCTCATCAGCCATGAGCTGGCGAATCTCGTCGCGATCGAGTTTCGTGCGCTTCGCGTAGATGTTCAGCATCGATTCAGTGTGCGAATCGAGCGCAGCCGCGATCTTGCGCATGTCGTCAGCATTGCCCATGGCGATCGCGCTTGGCAGATGAATCATCATGTTCGCGTGCGAGCGGATGTAAATCTTGTGGCCGACCATCGCGATGATCGTCGCAGCGCTCGCCGCCAGCCCGTCAATGTAGACGTGTTTGTCACTGCGGTGATCTGCGAGCCGCGAATAGATGCCGCTTGCTTCACTGACTGAGCCGCCCGGCGAATTGATGTGAATGTCGAGACGCTTGATCGACGACGGCAGCTTCGAGAGATCACGCGCGAACGCTTTCGCGCTCACTTCGCCCATGTCATCCCAGTTTCCGATGACGTCGAAGATCAGCAGTTCTGCGCTCGCTGGGTTGTCGACTGCTTCAGCTCTGAATCGGTAGAAAGGCGTGTGCTCGTTCATCGTTCAAATCTCCCACTCAAGCTGCTTGCAAGTGCAGCTCTGTTGACTGTTTTGCGCGTGCGCGCTGCTTTCTTTTGCGGCGGCGGCACGACTTTCGGCGGCGGTGGTGGCGCAGCTGGCGGCGTGCCCTTTGCAGGCGGCGCTGCAGCGATCTGCGTCGGGCGATACGGCGGGAAAGTCAGGTCAGCTTCGTCGAACTCAGTCTGCTCGATCGATTGCTGGCGAATGTTGTCGCGATAGTTCGAGCCATTCAGCTCCATCGATTCACGCTCGATCGTTGAGAAGCCGCACTTCACTTTCTTGTCGGCGGCGTCGACCTCTTTCTGCGGGTCGAGCGAGCCTGCGCTCGAACCAGTCCAGATGCAGCGCGTCATCGCCTTGCGAATGTAGAGATCGTCCCAGTTCCACTTGAAGCGCTCGATGCGACTCAGCCCGATCGCGTCTGACATCCACTCTTCGTAGCCGGGCTGGCAGAATTGATCGATCACTTGCGCGCGATACTTGCGCACACGTTTCCAAAAATCGAGCAGCGCTGCGCGGCTTGCCGAATAGCTCGCGTTGAACTGTTTCAAGAGCACTTCGTAGGGAACTCCCAGCGCTGCCCCGATAAACTTTGCGACGCTGATCGTGAACTCGCCGAACGTCGACTGCGGCATCGTCGGGTTCGCAAAGTTCACTGCATGACCCGGGCGCATGAAGTTCACGATGCCGGGGCCGAGCTGCACATTGTAGGGATTGAAGTTCATCACTTCAGCTTTCTGCTCTTCAGTGAGCAGCGAATCGAACAGATTCGGGTCGGGAAATTCGCTTGTGATGAACGCCGTGAAATAGCTTTGAATCACTGCAGCGACGACTGTGCTGTCGATGTAGCGACCGTGCTGCTTCAGCAGCTCAAGACAGACTGACAAAATAGGAACGCCACGGCGCTGCTCAGGCCGTTCTGGCTTGATCAGCAGCACCATGTTGCGCCGTCCGCTGGCTTCCCCGAACGGCTGCACGCGGATTGTATCGTTGATCGTGCGCATGAAGCGCGATGTGCGAATCGACAACGGATGCACTTTGCAGATGTGATACGCAGCAAGCTCGCCGTCTGGCGCAAGCTCGACGCCGTTGTAGATGTTCTGCGTCATCGGATTGATCAGCGCCGGGTCGACGATGCGATCAGCTTCGAGCACGCGCAGACGAAACTCGAACAGCGTCTGTTGTCGCGGCTTCAGCGGAAAGAGCACTGGGCAGTCACCTGAGAGCAGCATCGACTTGAACGCGACGCTCTGCAGCGTATAAAAACTGTGTTTCGCTTCGAAGTCGCACTCGCGCGGGTCGCTCGCCCACCAGTTGAACTTGTCAGCGATCTCGCGATTGAGATCAGCTGTCTCTTGTTCATCGAGGCCGAGCGCTTCACCGTCAACGTTCGGCGCCGGAAACAAGCCTTCGCCGATCACGTTCGTGTCGAGTGTCTCAACTGCAGCTGCTGCAAGCGGAATGCCCATGAACGCGTCGCGCGATCGCTCGCGCAGAATCTGCACGTTCGAGCCGATGTCAGCGTCTGCGTCCCCGCCGCGCCAGAGCCAGCCGATGAGCGAGTTCTTCTGAACGTTTGCGCCATAGTTTCCATAGCCGGTGCCGCTGCCCCAGTAGAGACCAGACATCGCGCTCGCTTTCGCTTCGAGCAGTGAGAGACCGTTGATCACGCTGCCGCTCGTGTCGACGAGCGCGCCGCGCGGCAAGCGCTTCGCTTGACCGTTTGTCGGTGCGAGCGTCATGGCGTAGGCGGCGACAAAATATCAACAAAGCTCTGCGCGTTGTCAGTCACTGCTTGCATCGCTTCGAGCTTCTCTGCCGGGTCGGTGAGACTCGGGTTCTTCCACAGCTCGGCGATCGCCTCGTTGATTTTCTGCACTTGGTATCTTGCGACTGGATTCATTATACGTCCCTCGGCACAATTCGACATGCAGTGTCGCGACCAGTGAGCGATGATGGCAGCACGCTATAGCCACAACACAGTTTCACCATTTCGTTCCAGTAGTCGACGTTCTTGATCTGATCGGCGGGGCCGCTGCGATGCAGACCGCGCGAGCCGATGTGATATTCAGTGACGCCGCCACCGGCTTTGTTCATGCCGTCGAGCGCGTTCGCAAGTCCTGCTCTCGCCCAGTCACACCATGTCGCGAACGGCGGCGGTGGTGTGCCAGTGAGATCAAAGATCGTGACTGCGCGCGGCAGAGCAACAGCAACAGTGGGAGCTGGGACGACTTCCATTCGCGACGTCTTTTGTCTGGGCGAGTGCAGTTTGTCAACGCGACCGAATAAAATACTCAGAAAAATACTTGCTGCCCGGTCAGACTTTGCGCTAGGTGTTCAGCGATGACTCATGGCGCTCACTAAAGCGACAACGCAGAGCCAGCAGCAGCGTGGGCGAGGTCGACCGCGCAGCGATACGTGTCGAATCGAATGCAGCGTGCCGCGCACTGTTCTGCAGCTTCTGATTCAACGCGAGCGCGAAGGGCACGGCTACAGAACGCGCATCGCAGCGCGCATTCTCTGCACATGGGCATCGCGCGAGACTGGGCAGAACATCAGCAACAGCTCGAAGTTCGGCGCGATTCAGTAGCTCAGAACTCTGGGCGCGCTCAGTGTCTCGATCGGATTGAGATCAGCGATCAGCATTGTGTGCGCTGGAAATTTGCATTGAGGTGGGACAACCCGCACCGCGCAACGCAAAAACTCAGTCAGCGGGAGCCAGCCGACCGTGTATGCCTTCAGGCGCTGCAGATCGACTTGCACGAAGACGAAATCGATCTCGCTGACGATGTTGCCTGTCGGCAGTTCTTTCGATGCAACCATCACGCGGTAGTTTCTCAGTGGCTTGAACGGGCAGTGATAGCCGTTGCTCTTCACGTTGATCAAGCGCTGCGCGAGCTGGTAGATCGTGCCTGAACAGCACGCGCTCATGTCAAAGTCGTATCGCCGCAGGCGCGCAAGCGATGAACTTGGAAAATCGATCAAGTAGATTTTCTCGCCGACGAAACCGACAAAGCGACTGTCGCCGCCAGCAAAATTCGGATTTTTAGCGTGTGCATCGTCGAACTTTCTCACCTCAGCGTCAGCGTCGCGACAAATCTGCGGTGTGATTGGATTACAATACACAAAGCATGATTGAACATTCAGCGACACGTCGTCAAATAGAAAACTGCACTCAGTAGATCGGGCGATTTGTGGCGCCGAATTTCGATGTGCGCTCGACCGTGCTGCTGGGTTTCTCACGCCCTGCGATCGGTCGCTCAGTCTGCGCCTGTTGTGCGCCGAATTTTGTCGCGATTTTCTTTGCGTCGTCAGCGATCGTGATCGTGTCACGCTTCATTGTATCCAGCTTGATGCCGGAATGTGGCAGCTGCAGCGCTCCCAGCGCGTAGACAAAGCAATCCCACGATTCGTTGCGCTGCGAGAGTCGCTTTGTCCAGATGTAAGTTTTGAAGCCGAACTTGCTTTTCACGATGCGCTGCTCAGCGCGCAACCCTTCGAAGTAGGTGACGTCGTAGCCATTGATCGGCTCGTGTGCCTGCATCGCGACGTCGAATCGATCAGTGCGCGGAAAGTGACAATAGCCGGGGCCGAACTTTGTGACGTTCAGTCGATTCATGATCTCCTCTTTGAGCGTGTCGACGCCGAGCGACGCGATCATGCAGCGATTCGACTTCGAGAATGTGATCGCTGTGATGGGCGGTTTGCCGAGACCGCCGATGCCTTTGATCGCGATGCAGCGCGGCTGTCGCGGCTTTGTGTATGCGTAGACGTAGTCGCTCGCGAAACTTGAGTCGACACACAGGCGACGCACGCGCATTTTCGCGCCGTCTTTCGTGATGAACACACGATTGAAGACTGCTTCATCGAGCGCTTCCCACGGCTCAGCCGTGCGCGGGTCTCCCGGAATCGCGATGTAGTCGAGATGCCAGTTCTCGCGACCACGGCCCCAGCCGATGATGTCTGCGAAGAGCGATTGATCTTGCACGTCAGCTCCAGCTGTGATCACGAGCACGCCGTCGGGCACTTCGCACTCGAACTCTTCTCTGCGCTGATACAGATCGATCTTCACTTTGTTGCCTTCATCTTGATGCAAGAGACCGAGACGCGTGTTGCGAAACGCCTTCAGCAGCTCAACATCGCCCTCTTCGTTCGCTTTCGTCGCGCGAATGAACTCGTCGCGCAGCTCATCCCATTCGACCCATGGACTGTAAAGCCCGCCGAGATAAAAGCCGCGCGATCGCACACGTCGACCACGATCGTCGATCGGGCGATGCGCGCGCCATTCGCCGTCGCCAGCAAGCCACAGATATTTCTCGCTGTGCTCTTGGCATTGCAAGCAGCGATGCGTCATGTCTTCAAAGCGAATGCGGTCCCATTCGAGAATCTGCAGCAGACCGCAGTCGGGACATGGCAAATACCAAAATTCGCACGTCGTGCGCAGCATCTCCCGTTCAACGTGAGAAATTCCCGCGATGCCGGGCGAGCTGATGATGACGATCTTGCGATTCCAGAATGCTGAGGCGCGAGCGATCGCAAGCTGCAGCGGGTTGCCTTCAGTGCCTGCGCTGAGCGGATAGCGATCAACGTCGTCGAGCAGCACAACGCGAATCGGGCGGCCGCTCAAGCTCGCTGCAGAATTGGCGCCGCCGAGCGCGACATAGCCGCCCTTGAACGCTTTTCTGCGCAGCGTGTTCTGACTGTCGCGTGCGCGCGGGTCTGCGAAGCGCTCTTTCACTCGCGGCGAGTCGCGAATCATCGGCGCCAAGCGATCTGTCGAGAATGCTTCAGCGATCTCGATCGTCGGTTGCACAACCAAGATCGGGCACGGGTCTTCTGTGGCGAAATATCCGATCGGGTTCACGATGGCGCTGTCAGTGATGCCCATCTGGCTCGCTTTCTGCACGACAACACGCGGCACCTCAGGGTCGCTGATCGCGTCCATGATCTCTTTTTCGTAGGGCGCCTTTGCTGTCACCCATTGCCCGGGTTCAGCGCTCGACTCGCTCGACAAGATGCGATATTCGTCAGCCCACTCGCTCAGACTCAAGCGGCGCGGCGGTCGACAAACTTCGAACGCTTCGCGCAGCAGCTCATGGACGCTTTGCGTCTCCGCGTCTCTTGCGTAAGCGCGTGGCGATCGTGCGATCGATGTCTTCATGCTGGCCGTTCTTGTGCGGTTCGTCGAACAAATCAGGGTTGAAATCTGCTATTTCTTGAAGCACACGAGCGCCGTATTCGTCAAGAATGCGTCGTGCCTTCGCTGGGTCTTGCCCGGCAACAAGCCGCGCACAGTTCGGCCCCAGCCCTAACAGCTTCGACTTCATCGCTGTGAGCATGTTCGTCAGCACAAAGCGCACTCGACTTTTCTTCACGAGATCGCCGCGAGCGTAGTCAAGCTCCATCTGCTTGTGCTCGCGCACGATTCGCTGCGTCTCAGTCTTCTCAAATACCCATGATTCTTTCGCTTGGCGCGCTGGCGCTTTCAGGTGCTCGATGTAGGCGCCGACTGTAGCTGCGACATCAAAAACGTAGTGCAATCGACCCGCGCGGCGTTCTGTCGATCGATGCAAGACGCCAGATTTGCACAGTTGTGCCAATTCCAGCTCAGAAAGGTGCAGCAAATGTGCCATTTCCAGAGCTGTTTTGAAGTCTGGTTTTGTGTCGTCGTGCTGCTTTCCTGCGTCAGCTTTTTGCTTTTCTCGACGCACAAACTGTTTTTATTTTGGGCGTCTCTGCACGCGCTGACTGGCCGAGCTTTGGTAAGGCTCACGAAAAAGAAAATTTTGCGGCGACGACTCGCTCAGCTGCCACTGCCAGCGATCGAAAGCGGCGAGAACCGCGCAGCTGTCGTCATAGTCCCCGGTTCTTTCATGAACGGCGACAGCGCGCCAATAGTCAGCTTCAACTGTAGTCATCGCCGTCGCCTCGTGCTACGCACTGGGCGCTTGAACCCGCCGGTTGATTTGTAGGCGCCGATCTGTCTGCGTGTCCAGAGTTTGCCTGAGGGCGAGCGGTAGAGTCGCTGCCCTCTTTTGTTCTTGCGATTAGTTTTGACCCATGGCATTGCGTTGTCGCCTTTGCTGCTTTCTGTTGTTGCGTTTGATGATCTTGTCGACTTTCGATCGCAGCTGATCAACAAGATATTGGTGCGCTTGATCGAATTGCACTTTCGAATCGACCGCTCTGACGGCGCAGCGAATCGTTGCTCTGCATGTTTGCACGATCGTTTTGTCAACGTTGCGCGCTGCTGCTTCGATGTCGTGAAAGATCAGCATCTCATCTTCAGTCATGCCGTTGATGCGCGAAGTGTAGGCGCGAATGAACGTGCGCTCGATGAGCGAGATCAAATCTTCGGCGAACTTCTCTTGCGCATCGCCGCTGATCACAGCGCCATCTTCAATGTTCACGACCCATGCTTCGTCTTTCATGCGCGAATCCCACAACTGCGTAACACTGAGACCACGACGAATGCAAGCACAGATGCAACGACGAAGAGATCGCCGAACAGGATGAGCGCGACGAGTTTCATCGCGCCGAGTGGTTTCTCAACTGTGTGCTGATCGTCGCGCATGATCATCGTTTGCGTTTCGGTTTGCCCGCTGCACGTCGTTTCGCTGCGTTCCAGTAGGCGCGCCCTGCTGCTTTTTGCCCGCGTGCGCCGCCGTAGCGTCGAGCGATCTTTTTGAACGTGGCACTCGACATGATCGCGCTGGGCTTTGCGCGCTTGCGAAACGATCGGACTTTCGAGCTGACTTTTCCCATGACTGCACCTCACTTTCTCGATCGTCGCGAAACTTACACGCGAACATTCAACGCGCGAGTAGAAATTGATTTTCGTCGCTACTGCAGAGAGAAGAGCGCGACGATTTTGGCACAAAAAAGAGAACTTCACGATGGCATTGTCGGAGAACATCGGTGATGAAAAATCAGACCTTAACAACAAAACAAACTCGACTCGTCTCACACCGCTATTGGCGCGCGGGTCGCAATCTCACGCTTCGCTACATCGAAGCAACGATCGCACTCGTTCGCGCGCATCAGCATCGCAAGCAGCTGAAAGCTCTGTTCAAAGAGCTTGGCTACTGGCACTGAGCAAGAGAACAAGTCAGAGCGATCATCCGCAAGTTGTTGATCTACAGCTTGCTGCGTGTGCGAAGAAAATGTGAAGAAATCGCTTGCGCACAAGTAGAATTGTGTGATCTTACACGATGCAAATTGAATCAATCAACAAACTGAAGCAGCAACTTGCGGAGTCGCTCGCTGAGTCGAAAGCGAATCCCGTGACGCCATATTTCAAGTGGGAATCTTGGCCGCATGGCAACATGGAAAATCGTCGCACGCGCTCAGCTGAAAGTCGTCGTCGCAGTCAACGTCGCAGCATTCGGCGCAAGATCAGAAAGCTGCAGGCGGAACAGAACAAGGGACGCGCGCAGACTGTGCGCTTCGACGAGCACACGCAGATCACTTTTCGCAACAACAAGCCAATCTCGTCAACGCAGTATTTCGACGAAGCAAGCGGCACCTACAAGTGGCGCTGATCATGAACTGCTCACTGGCACAAACTTTCCAGCTCGATTGCAGCGTCTGCTTTCAGTCGATCACGCATGAGAAACAGCGCGAGAGCGCGCAGCTTGATGTGCTGTTCGGCTCGCTGAAATACGCGATCTGCCCGTGCTGCTCGCAGCAAGTGAGCGATGCGACTTTCAAAGACAAGCGCTACAGACGGCGCTGCGATCGCTTAATCGCGAAGCTCGAACGCGAGCGACGTCCGCGCGTTGATCACTGGTTCGATCGATCGCTGCGACTGTGGACTGTGATCAAGAAAGACGCTGACGGCAATCAGATCGGCGAAGCAAGCTATTGCCTGCGCGCTCAGCTCAAGCGCGAGATTCTCGATGCCGAGGTCGAGCTTTTCAACTTCATCAACCAACAACAGAAAGAACAACATGAAAACTGAATCGAAAAAACAACTGACGGCGCCAGAAATTCTCGGCAAGCTCGATCGCTTCAAGTGCAAGACGATCGAACAAGCGCGAGCTGGCGATCAATACACGCAGCACACAACGATCGGCTTCGACGCAATCGATCGACCGAAAGTCTCTGATTTTCGTGTCTCGCGACCGCACTGGAAAGCATACGGCGAGGGCACTCAGATGACTGAGATCACGGTCGAGCACGACGGCGCGCTGACGATCATCTGCAATGAGCAAGCTGATGGCGCGCGCAACGGCAAGGAAGCGTGGGGCAGTCTCACGCCAGCTGGCGCGCGTGCGCTGATGCAGCTCATCGACGAAGCACTCAACAAGAAGGACTAAAGCATTGAATCTCGTAAGTCGTGAGAGCGTAAGACGACACAGAAAGCTGCTGAGGTTTTTGTCTTGCTTTCCCTTGGCAGCGCAACATACAGCTCGTCCGCCCGCAGCGAGCGTCTAATCCACGACGCGGGCAACTTTTTTCTTGTGCTCTTTTTCTACAAGTGCAAAAATACATCATGAAAACATTGATCACAATACTACTGGCGATTGCCACGAGCGCACACGCTGATGATCGTCGAGCGAAACGCGCTTGGCGTGCAGAGCATCACAACTACATCATCGAACGACAGCAAATCGGCGCCGTGCAGGGTGTGCCGACGTCGCGCATCATCATTGGCAAGCGCGAGATCGACGTCTATTCGAACGGGCTGATGTTTGAGAAGAACAACGTCGTCGGAGTGCGCGGTCGATGAGCTGCAGCAGACAAGGCGACAAGACTGTCTACACGCGCAGACAGCAGGGCGGCCAGCGCAAGCGCAAAGTCGTCGTGCGCACACGTCGCAATCGCAAACGATGAGCGCAGTCAACATTGAAGATGCAGACAACGAGGTCGAACTCGCTGAAGCGCTGTTCGAGCGTCTCGTGCAGGACTTTTTCTACGACTCGCGCGAGCTGACTGAACGCGAGCGCAAAGACGCCATCACGCTGATTCTGCGCGCGATCAAATACTCACGCACACAGCCATGAAGCGATTCTTGATGCTGGGCACGACACAGCTCGACATCAAGTGGCTTGAGATCGATCACAAAGGCGGGCACGTCACACAGTGGCAGCAAGTGCCCGTCAAAATCTACGTCGAGATGCCGCACGGTTACGTCGGCCCCGCGAAAGGGATGACGATCAACGCTGAGCTTTCACCGCTGCAGCTCGAAGTCGCGAAAGATCAGTGGCTCACGATTGTGCCTGAAGAGAAGCTGCCCGCGAACGTGCTCACAGTGACGCTTCCCGGCGCTTGAAAAAAAGTAGAAAAAAATACTTGCGCACGTTTCTGCTTGTGCTAAAGTCTGCGCCATGAATAAAACGACAGACCTGATTCTCCACTGTGGAGCATCAAAAGTCGAACGAGCTGAAGTCGAGATCGTCCCGACTCCAGACGCGACAGATACTTGGACGCCAATCCCTCACACTGCACTGATCGAGCGCGTTGAAGACACGCTCAAGAGCGACGGTCTTTCGATCGTCAATCAGACACACAGCTTGACGCGCGGCGGCAACCGCTACTTCGGGCTGATGCAGATCGCTAACGGTCAGAACTCAGAGGACTATGCGTGGGTGCTCGGTTTGCGCAATTCGCATGACAAGAGTTTCCCAGCTGGCCTCGTTGTCGGTGCTTCAGTGTTCGTCTGCGACAATCTCAGCTTCAGTGGCGAGATTCGCATGACGCGCAAGCACACGACGCACATCATGCGCGACCTGCCGGGTCTCGTGCAGACATCGATCGGTCAGCTCGTCTCGCGCTGGCATGATCAAGACACACGCATCGCAGCGTATAAAAACTTTGAGCTGACCGACATGCTCGCTCACGATCTGATCGTGCGAGCGATCGATGCTCGCGCTGCGACATCGACGCAAGTCCCGCCGCTGCTTCAACAGTGGCGTCACTCAAAGCATGAAGAGTTCGCACCGCGCACTGCGTGGAGCTTGTTCAACAGCTTCACAGAAGTGATGAAGGGCTTGCAGCTCAACGAGCTTTCGCGACGCACGCAGCGCCTGCATGGCTTGTTCGACACGCAAGTCGGACTCGACTTCAAGCGCAGCGACATCATCGAAGGCGACGGCATGATCGAGCAGGGCTTGAACTAACAATCAACAACGTCGAGACTGCTCGCCAGTCATCGACTGAGAGGCGCGCTGTGTGCGAGAAATCGCTGCAGCGCGCTTTTTCTTTTCTCTCTCAGAGAGCAATCATCCGTAAAGTGCTCGAAATCAGCACGCTGCGAGAGCGAAAAAATCTTCGTTTTTTTGCATTTTCTACTTGCGCACTTGTAGCTTTGTGCGATCTTGTATCATGAAAATGAATCAAAGCAGAGATTGGTATATTCCGAAAAACTCAGTTGAAATCAAAGCGAACGACTGCGCAGCGGTCGGATATGTCGCGCCGTTCACACAGTCGAACGGAGTCGATCGCTTTCAAGCTGTCGCCTTCAGCGGCAAGCGCAACAAGCCAGACTTCAATTACATCTACAAGACTGAAGCTGCAGCACGCGAAGCGATCGCGAATCATGCGCAGTCACGCAAAGCGAGCGAAGCGTTCAAAGCTGAGCAGCACGCAGCGCGCAACAACGTCCGCGCAGCTGATCACTACAGCGTCGGCGATCTGTTGGCAACGTCATGGGGTTACGACCAGACCAACGTTGAATTTTTCAAAGTTGTGCGCGTGCTCGACAAGTCAGTCGAAGTCGTCGCGATCGCGGGGCAGCAAGTGCCCGGCACTGACGGTTTCATGAGCTGCGCAGTCACGCCGAATCCTGACGTCGAGCTGACCAAAGACTACGACATGAAAGACAACGGCATCAAGCGCGTTCAAGGTGGTTGCAACGGCGAAGCGTATGTGCGCATCCATCGTCACAGCAGCGGCTACAAGACGCACGTCGGCAAGCAGCACTACTGCAGCTGGTATGCCTGAGCAGTGAGCAGATCAGCAGCGCTGAGCGATCGGCGCTGCGAATCTGAGCATGAAGCACAGAACAAAAAACACGATGAAAACTGAATCAAGAAAACACACGCACCTCGGCACCTGCCAAGCGTGCGGACGCGCGCAAGCATATCAAGTCAACGGCAAAGTCGCCAAGCACGGCTACACGGTCGACTGGGGATTTTTCAATGGCGTCTGCAGAGGCGCTGACGCGAAGCCGCTCGAACAAGAGAAGACGCTCACTGAAGCGATCATCAAGCTGCTGCGCGAGCAAGCGCTCAGACATGAAGAGCGCGCTGCTGATCTGCGCTGCGGAATTGTCGAGCCGAAATTCACGAAGCAAATCGCTGCGTGCCATTTTCCGCGTCGCCACGAAGACACGATGAACAGTCGCAATTTTCATCGCATCGATGTCGAATGCAGTCGGGCTGAGCTGAGCGACTACGATGCGACGCAACAGATCAGCGCTGCAGCGTATCGCGCAGAGAGCACAGCACGTCACGAGCGCAGTCACGCTGACATGCTCGTCAAGCTGATCGACGCGCGTCACGGGCAAGAACTGCAGCTCGACCCGCGCACGAGCAGCGATCGCAAAGAGCTGAAAGCTGGAGCGCGCGTGCTGATCGGCGGCAAAAAAGGCATGATCTGCGAAGTGATCAAGCTCGAAAACAAAGTGTGCAGCGGTTGCGGTCCCTACATGAACGGCAAATCAATGCTGCACGCTTTTCTGAAGCGACCAGACGATCGAGTCATCGCAATCCCAGCTCGCACAATTCGTCAAAGCGCAATTCAATGATCATCGTCGGTCTCACATTCGCGCTGCCGTTCGTTGTCGCAGCTGCAGTCAAAGCGTTCTCGCCGCTGCTCGTCTGCGTCGTCGTGATCGCACACGCTGTCAGGAGCCTTCCATGAACAAATACAGACAGCACTCGCGGCGATCGCAGGATGCTCACCGTCGCTGGAGAGCGTGCGGTCGCAAGCGAGCCTACGCGACGCGCGACGCTGCGCTTGTAGCGAATCCTCGGCAGTCCGTCTACGAGTGCCGCTACTGTCACAAGTTCCACTGCTCGAATGCAGCTGTGACGCTCAGCAGACAGCTCGAAAATATGTTCAGCTGAACGCTAGAAAACTATTTTCAAAAATCGTCATTTTCTACTTGCGCACGCGTCTACCTGTGCTTAATTCTACACATGAACAATGAATCGAAAACAATCACTGCGAAATTCAGTGGTAAATGCACCAAGTGCGGCACGCTGGTTTTCAGCGGCACGCGCTGCATCTGGGAACGAGGCGCCGGCGTGCGTCATATCACTTGCCCCGAGCAGACGAAAGGGCAGATCAACGACCCGAACACGAACTACGGCATGTATGAGCAAGATCGCGTGGCGAAGCGCGCAGCGCAGTCACAGTCAAAGCAAGTGACTGTCACGATGGGCGTCTTCAAAAAAGACGGTCGCATCTACGTCGTGAAACCGAACAAAGACAAGACTCGCGTCTACGCGAAAGAGATCGTCGAGTCGCCAGCGCGCATGACTGAGAGCGGTGCAGTCGTCGACTTCGAAGCAGTCTACAGACCCGGCGTGATCTTCAGCTTGACTGAAGCTGATCGCATGGACTTGGCAGACGCGAAAGATTTTCTCACAAAGTTTTCGAAGTGCATCGTGTGCGGTCGTCACTTGAAAGCGGCGAAAAGCGTCGCTGGTGCGATCGGCCCCGTGTGCGCGAAATACTTCAAGGGCAGCAGTCACGTCAACGCTTGTGCAGATCACGACAGCACCGCCTCGAAAGAGGCGGTCGCTGCTGCTGACATCGAAGACGAAGGGCAGCGCAATGAAGCTGATGAGATGCTCGCTGAAGACGCGCGCAAGAACGCACAGCTCGACATGACTGCAGATCAGAAAGAACTGCTCAGCGAGATCAAGCGAATGAACGCGCGATCGCGTGCATGGGTCGCTGAAGACCCGAAAAATCGCTGGGCTGGCATCTTGACTGAAGACATTGCCTACTGGGCGAAAAGCGGCATCGTGAGCGTTGCCGACTTTGACGAGATGGAGAGACTCGAAGCAGCGAAAGAGGCGCGCAAGGCAAGCTATAACTATGACGACGTCGCGCTTGAATCACACACGCTGCGACCGATGTCGAACGAAGAGCGTCGCGCGAAATTCGGACCCAAGCAATGACTGAGACCGTCGCAGACTTCAAAGCTCGAATCGCGCTCCTGATGAGGGAGCGCGAGACGGGCAAGAAATACTCGATCATGGGCGCCTCGCGCGCTCACGATTGCGTCGTCAGAAAAACCAACAACAGAAAGAAAAATGAAAATGAATCGAATCGAAAAAATTCTCTCTGACAAAGAGAGACTCAACGACGCCTTCAAAGAGCTGCGCAAGCGCGGCTTTGTTGCGCGTCAGAACTACTGGTGCTGCCAAAGCTGTGGCTGGGCAGCAGTCGGCGACGAGCCGAAGAACGTGATCTTTTATCACAAGCAAGATGCTGAAGCGATCGTTGACGGGAAGCTCGTCGGCACGCTCTACATCGCGCACAGATTCGCTGATCAGTCGAAGGGCTGGGAAGTGTGCGCTGAGCTTGCGAAGAACGGTCTCTACGTCAACTGGGACGGCAGCGATGACACTCGCATCGCCGTCATCAACAAGCAGAACTTCACACAGCGGAGGCACGACTAACTATGGCACGAGCACACTACGTCAAGAAAGCACGCAAAGACGTCGCTGGCACCGACATCAGAGCGGGCGAAAGTTACTACTGGTGGCAGTTCAAGGGCGGTCGCAAGCAGTGCAGCAAGACTGCGCCGAAAGCGTCACAGCTGACGCAGAGCGCATTCTGGAGCCCTGTCTACGCGCTGCAAGAGCGCGAGCAGCCGAGCTTCGATGATCTCGAAGGCGAGATCGACGACATCAAGAGCGAGCTGCAGAACATTGGCAGCGAATGCGAAGACAAACTGAGCAACATGCCAGATTCGCTGCAGCAGGGGCCTGTTGGCGAGATGCTGCAGGGTCGCGTCGACGCGATGCAAGAGGTCGAGAGCGAACTCGACTCGGTCGATGTGCCGAGCGAAGACGATCTGAAAGACGAGCTGCGCGACGCCTACGTCGCAGTCAGCGACGACGATCCAGATGAGTTTGACAAGCTCAGCGAAGAGAAACAGAAAGAGCGACTCGACGAGCTGAAGCAAGAGAAAGTCGACGAGCTGTGGAGCGAAGTCACATCAGCACTGGAGAACATCTCATGCGAATGATACTGATGACACTATTGGCGCTGGCGGTAACTGCCAGCGTGAACGCGGGAATTGAAGATGACTTCATTGCCGATCAACGACAGCAGCACGCGCAAATCGAAGCCGACATGGCTCGCATGAGCACACTCGGAAAAGACCTGCGCGACTTTCAGCGCGACCTGATTCGCATGAATCTGGAGACCTATATGACGCTGCTCGAAATGAGTCGCAACAGTGGCAACGCTGTGGAGTTTTGCCGGAGTGAGCTGACATGGGCACGCGCCCAGTGGCAGCTCGTCAAGTGATGAAAATGATCAAAGCGAAAGCAATCGAAACGTCAATCGGGCGCATCGAGCCCGCGCTGAAAGGCGACAAGACTGTCGACGGCGACGAGATCAACGCTGGGCATCTCTACATGACGATGCAGGGCGGCATCGCGACGTTCAAAGACGGCAAGAAAGAGATCAAGATCGAGTTCAGTTCGATCGTGCCGACTGGCGCGACACTGTTGCGCGCACCGGGCGGTCGTCACTTCGTTCTCGATCTT